GTGCTTACAGACATAGCAATTCGCAAATCTCAGCCACGCGAATCGCAGTACAAGCTTAGCGACGCGCAGGGTTTGTATCTTCTTGTTCGACCGAATGGCGCAAAGCTCTGGCGGTTGAAATATCGGTTCGGAGGCAAGGAAAAAACGCTCTCGTTTGGAGCCTATCCCGAGGTCAGCTTACTTAATGCCCGGAAGGCAAAAGAGGTCGCGCGCGAAGAGTTGCGAAACGGGCAGGATCCTGCCCTCACCCGCCAGCAGAAACGGGCAGAAGCTGTGCGCACAGACAATCAGTTCAAGACTGTGGCGCTGGCTTGGATTGCTGCTCATGGGAAGCAATGGACGCCTCAGCATCGCGCTGAGGTTCAAAGTACTCTTGAGCGCTTTGCTTTCCCTAAAATCGGAGGCTTGGTTCTGGACGCAATAACACCTCCAATCGCCCTCGATGTCGTTCACTCCATTGAAAAAAAACAAGCCGGTGAAACTGCTCGTCGAGTGCGCCAACGCATGGGAGCTATCTTTGCGTATGGGATCGCTTGCGGCCTAGGCACCTCCAATCCTGCCGATCAGATCAAAGGCGCTCTCGCTCCGCTTCAGAAAGGTAGGCAGCCAGCGATAATCCACCTTGAGCCGCTCAAGCGCATGATGCGTCGAGTGGAGCATACGCCTTCCCATCCCATTACCCAGCTTGCTCTTCGCTTTCTCGCCCTCACGGCAGTGAGGTCCGGGGAAGTGCGTGGTATGCTTTGGGCTGAGTTGGAAGACGAGGTTTGGATTATCCCGCCGGAGCGCATGAAAATGCGTCGCGAACACGCTGTCCCCTTGTCAACGCAAGCCCGTGCTATTCTTGAGATTGTTCGACCCCTGACGGGGCGTGGGCCTCTTGTATTCCCAAATACAAGATGGGCGCATAAGCCTATGTCCGAAAACGCCTTGGGATATCTGATCAACCGGGCAGGATATGCCGGGCAGCACGTGCCGCACGGGTTCCGATCCTCGTTCTCATCTATTATGAACGAGAGGCGCCCTGAGGATAGGGCTATCATCGATCTAATGCTTGCCCACGTATCGAAAGATGCCGTTGAAGCTGCATACAATCGCGCCCAGTATATGGATCGCAGAAAGCAGATCGCCCAAGAGTGGGCTGATCTGCTTTTAAAAGATGCTATGCCAACTCGAGATCTGCTTCAGATGGTACGGAGGTCGGCAAGTTATTGAGCCAATGCACTACGTCGCTCTCCTTCCACCTCACGCACCTGACGCTTAGTTGGATCGGAGCCGGAAATTTACCGGCTTTGATCTTTCGGTAGAGGTTGCTTGGCGTAGTGCGTAGTTTATCAGCAACTTCTTGTACGGTCAGAAGCTGCTCAAGCGTTTCACCCATTGTCACCTTCCCTCACCTTAACGGCGCGATAAAGCCCGTCCGGACTGCGCTCAGCCAGACCGCGACGAACGAGGAACGGATACGCGATCCGGCCCTTATGCGTCGGAGCGTGCCAGACGTCCGGCTCTGCCCGCAGTAGGTTCAGGACGTCGCGTTGCGGGCGGGTTAGGACTGGGTCTGTCATGGATTTTCTCCCTTCCGGACTATAGCCCATCCCATGCGGTCCAAGTTGTAGAGAACGCGATCAACTCTATCGCCAGGAGAAACTCCGAGCTTTTCTTTGCGGGCCATGCCCTGCTCTTGAAGAGCTTCCAGTAGATCGCATTTGAACTCGACGCGTGTCATCGCTTCACTCATCCCCGTTCCTCCGCGTCCATGGCGGCGCCCTGAGACTTCCCAAGCAATGCAACCGCCCGCTTGTAGATCTCCTTGATCGTGGTCCACTGGACCGGGATGCGCTGCGTAAGCTCTCCTTCGCCGCCGCAGAATTCGCATTCTTCCCTATCGTCAGGGTTTCCATGGCACTCATGGCACTGAACGGGAGTTGTTTCGTAGAACTCCCCGATCAGGGCGTATTTCGCACCGTTCTCGGCTGTCAGTTCATCAGGCATCAAGATCATCTCAAACACTCCCCGGCCGCTGACCGGCCGATAGGTGGAACAGGATCACGAGGGCTAGGGCCTCGATTAGGGTGGGTAGGTGCGTCATGCCTCACCTCGGGCTTTGGCGAGGGCGTTGCGAGCGGTAGTGATTGGCTCCCGTGTATCTTCAGGGAAAGTGTGGGAGCCGTTACCGAACACCTGGACCATCTCCATTAGAGCCTCATAAAGCTCTGGCGCCGCGGCAATCAGGTACGCGTCCGGCGCGGCAATCCCGCGGATTTGAAACCGATACACAGACGTATCTTTTTGAGCCGCTTCCAACCCAACGATCGACTGATCACCAACCTCAAACTGGAGAAGGTCTTTTGCCTTCACCATCCCCCGACCTTCGGGCTGGAAGGAAGGCTGCGCCCCATTCAACCCCCATCGCTGAAATCCCATCACATACCGACGCCCTGAATGGTTGGTCGCAAGATAGATACTTGGGCATCCTCCAGCAGTTCCAAACCAAGCCCACGGACCAGGCGTAAACTTCGCTTCCGACATCACGCCTCACCTCCAACAAACCGCCCATCCAGGCGCTCAATTCGTGCAACATCACTCGTAAGGTCTCGGCCCCACGGCGTGTGCTTCCACTCGTTCGCGGCTTCCCGCAGCGTCTCCGCCATGTGCTTCGTCCAGATGGCGGCGCTCATGTCTTGATCGAGTTCGCGGGTCATGCTGCGGCTCCCAGCTCTGGCGAACCTGCGCGGCGCACCTTTTCGAGCATTTCCATTTTGAGTTCGTGAAAGTTCTTGAGGGCTTCATCGAGCGTCTTGATGAATGGCTCATCGCGAAACGTCCGCTCTGTGTAGAGCGGGAGTTCATCGCTGTAAGACACGCGGTCATTCCATTCGCGTTCTGCGAAAAGGAGCTGCCCCTGAACCTGTGGATAGTACTTCCGGTCGAAACCTTGCGTCATGTACAAGACATGCGTTGCCGGTTCGGGGCATTTGATCTCAACCAGGCCATTTGTCCCGACGAGGCGATCTGGGCTTACACCAATCGTTCCGTCATCATTGGTGATGAAGCCGACCTTCTCTGTCTTGACCCCGAACTCGAATTCATAGGCCATCGCAGCGAGTGGCTCGAATTCGTTTCCGTGCTGGATGGCCATGAGATTTGACAGATCTTTATCCAGAGACCGGTTCAATACGATCTCTGCCGCCAGCCGCGCAGCGTATGCTGGCGCCTGAGAAGACAGCTTTCCGGCGGGCGTGATGATCTTTTCAAACTCAGAGGCCGTGGGGATGCCAATGCGAAGAGCCAGCCATTCTGCTGTGCCCTGCTCAACATTATGGATTTTCACTTCCCATCTCCCTGCGGAATTTTGGAAAGAAGAGCCTGATGAGCCTTTGGAAAGGTTCGAGCATCCATCTCATCGAGAGAGCGGCAACGTGCCCACGCCAGGAATGCCGCCGTATCTGCTCCTGTCTTTTGCAGAAGCGAAATCAGCTCATCCTTTTGCTTCGCGGAAATGAAGTTCGCCTGCTTTTGTGGCTGATACTTCCCGTCTACGTCCTCATCGCAACGGACGATATTGAGCAGCATCTCAGCGCAATACCGTTTGCCGTAGGAGATCGTTGATCCAAAGCCCTGCAGCGGATTGCGCCCCTGTCCTGCAGCGGATTGCGCCCCTGCCCCGCATCCAGTGGGAGTTCGATTTCAGCACTCTGCGACTGGCCATTGGCATGCGAGATCGTGCCAATGATGACTTTGGCGTTGCTGCCTTCTGCTGAGCGCGTATTGAAGGACAAACGAAGATGGTGAAGCGCCAGGATTGGGCGGATCACCCGGTCCATGTCTTCCCATTTCGTAAACTTGTATCCACCCTTCCCGCCCAGAGAGACCGTGCCATTGCGCTCAACCTGAGGGATTTCACCGCAGGCCGTCGCCATGGCTGCACTGAATTCTGCACGCGCTTCGCGTTCAATGAGCTTGTCCTGCATCGCCAAGAGCGCCTGCATCTTCTCAATGTCGCAGTTTGGATTGGAGGCAGCATTTGCAATAACCTCCATCATAGATGCGGCCTGCGGGGCACTAGCTTTTGCTGCTACTTGAGCCTTCGGACGCTCGATTACCTCGCTCATGCCTTCGCTCCATCCAGCTCAGCCATGACAAAGAACAACCCAGGCTTGACGGACTCTGCCAGCTTGCGAAGGCGAGCAACGGCAGGGACGTTTTCAATGACCGCAATCTCGTCAAGCTTGCCGATGAGCTGTGTTTCGTACAGTTCGCGCAGTCCCTGAGTTGGGGCGATATTGCGCTGATTGCGGAGGTAGTCTGCCATCCGGTGTAACTGCCGGATCTTACGGACTGTATCTGGATGAGGAACGAACGACATAGACGCACCTCTCCCGTTCACTGCTTCACGCATTGTTCGAATTTCCTGTGTTTACTTGGCTATTATTCTGAGAAGGTCAGTTCTGAGAGGAGCTGTTCGAGCTCGTCTTTTGCGACATTACACTCTTCAGCAATGTCGCTGCTTCCCATCGCGCGGGCTCCATCTCTGAAGCGTAGGAGCATGCCGGTGACTGACTGAACTCGCCCGAGAGCCGTATTGAACTCCATCGTGACCAGCTTGCCCTGTGGGCGGTCGAGAACCTCGGACATCAGCAGGCCACCTCAAGCGACTTCAGCTCATTGTTCGTCTCGGACCACTGCTCATCCAGCCGGTTCAGTTCATTCTGAACAGCATCGCTCCGTCGCTCGATATCTTTCAGCTTGAGCTGAAGTTCGACCACTCGGCCGCCGCTGTTGCTGCCATAACCAAAGCCAGCCATCCGATGATTGAAGGCCGCGTCGTTGAAGTTGTCAGGGTGCGCCATCAGTGCAACTCCATCTCGCGGGATGGCGCGGCCTGGTACACGCCCAACAGCATCTTGAGCCGAGCGAGACCCTTCTGGGTAATCATTGGCTGACCAACGCCCTCGGTGTAGCCCGTCCGCTTTACCTCGACGTTCTTCACTTCCATCATGCCGGTCTTGATGCGGTCAGAGTACGCGTGCTTCCGACCTGTTGCTGTGTTCACATAGACCCAGCCGATCGAGATCAGCTTGTCGATGAACTTGTTCTGAGGCCAACCGCACTGAGCCGCTGCGGACCGCAGGTTGTGACGGCCTTCGAGATTGGCGAGCGCGTCGAAGCTCTCAGCCTTTGGAGCAAGAGCTGCAATCTTCTCGTCCTTCTCGCGGATGATGTCCTGCGAAAGTAGGACGGCGCTTGCGAGTTGCTGCTCACGGGAAAGAACAGGCCGTGCATCCTGAACCGAATACGCCCCTGTCTTGCGAATTGAGGGGATCACTTCTCCGGCGACCCACTTCTGGAAAGGCAGCGCTTTCGGCTTATCAGAACGATTGAGGAAGAAGAAAAGTCCCGCCTCGGTCAGATAGGTCATGTCCTGATCGCCCGAGGGGGTCTGAACCGATGTGATCCCCCGCCATTCGTCAGGAATATGCTTGATAGAAGCAGATCCCTTCCAGATGTAGCCCAATCCTTCAGCAACATCCTTTGCAATCCATACAGCTTCGCCATGAACGATCGCTGTCCGTACTGCTTTACTCTCAAATCGGAAAAGTGTGATCTCTGTCACGAGCGTTTCTCCCCGCCCCGCTGTGGGGCATGAGAGTTTATGTGCGACGTTCTCACACAATGGTCAAGCGATAAAATCGCACATGTATGATTTTATCGATTCTGTCGCACAAAAAGAAACCCGGCTTTCACCGGGTTCAAAGCCCTCAGTTATCTCTATCTCGCCCATAGTATGCCGTGGGCTCACCAATAGGCTTAGCGCCAGTTTTGCCCGTATCTGCCGGAGTTGCGCTGCACGCAGCCATTGCGACTGCTAATCCGATGCTCGCGCTGATTTTGATGATCTTGCTCATTCAAACCCCCACAGCCCGCTGGATGCGAGCCTTAAATGAGAGATCATATCAAACTCGCAACAAATATAAATCTAGATTTGCTTTTAATTCATAAGCTCCGGCGGTTCCTCCATCGGAGGTGGGGCATCAGGCAAGGTGGGCGGATTGGGCGCAGGTGGCAACGGCGGTGGCATTGGAGGGGGTGGATTGGGCAACTCGCTCGCATGACTTTCCAGCAGGTCGAAGATCAAATCAGAAACGCCGTGCATGGTCCCCTCCTCTCAATTTCCGCGGTAAGACCAATTAAAGTCTATGTGTGGCGTCAGTTCCTCCCGATATAAGAAAACCCAGCCGAAGCTGGGTCCCGAACTCACATTCCGCCGCCTGGGCCACCGCCGCCGCCCATTCCTCCCATGTCCCCACCACCCGGGCCGCCACCCTGACTGTAACCGCCTCCGGGTCCGCCTTGATCGCCTCCGGGACCACCGCCAGGACCGCCGCCACCCGGGCCGTCCATTCCATAAGGACCGGGTCCCCAACAGGCTGAGAGTGCGAGAGCCAGTCCCATAGCAGTGCCAATCTTTGCAATCTTGTTCATAGGAACCTCCTGCGGTTCATAACGCAGAGTTTCTTGTGCAAGATCATGGCGAGTATGAAACAAAAAGAAACCCGGCCGGAGCCGGGTCTTTGCGTTAAAACGCATCTTTTTTCTCAGACAAGTAGTCTTCAAGTCTTTCATATCTTTGATTATAGTTGCACAATTTTCCATCACTAACGAATTTTGACCCGTCCCAATTAAATATTATGCATTCTGAAATTATGTAGCGATCTTGGCCAAATGAAGATGCTAAAACAGAAAATGTTATATATATTTTTTTGCCTTTTACGTCCATTCCAAATGGTTTTATTACTGGTAATACTTTTTTTGATGTATCTTCGCTCATTGGGAATATCTGGGCAATGGCTGGTGAAGTTTTTGGATCTTTTATTACACCCTTGTATGAAGTTTCTTCATCAGTATCTGAAAAAATTATTGGATTATTATATAGATATACTGTCCCGGTAGATTTGTTTTCTGTGGTAAAAGACATATTTACGGATTCATCGGTTTTGGTCACATTTAAGTGTGAAAAGGCGATACTTGGCCTAGAATTCATTGCTAAAGTTTGTTCAGCAATTAGTACGGCGTTACGAGCGTTCCAAGATTGAACACCTAAGCCAACCAGAGCAATAAAGTTAAATGCTACAGCTATGCCTGCTACGGTGATAGCCCATCCCTGCCGACTGAAAGTCCGATCATCATGCACCCTCTTCCTATCGCGCTCGGCCTTATCCCAACTCTTCTCGGCTTCGGGTTTCTGGGCTTTGGCGGCAAGGATATTTATTCCATCCGCGATGAGAAAAAGGGATTGGTTAAGACGGTGTTTGGCACCCTCTTGGTTGCTGTCGGAGGGGCCTGGCTCTTTATCTACGTTGTCTTGCATGCCTGATTTACTCACTTCCAAGTCCACTTCCCAACTACGCGGCCGTTGATCTCGATATCCGACAGCAGAACTGTGTCGGTGTCGTATGTCTTGTTCACGCTGATGATCCGGACGCGCGCGGGGTCACTTAGGGGGACAAGTTGAAGCTGCTTGATGACCACCCCGTGCCCGTTCCAAAGAACATACACACCGTCATGGCTTAGGATTTTGTGGTGCGTGTCCACAAGCACCCGGTCGCCTGGCATGAAATCGGGTTCCATTGAATTACCAATGACGCGGACTACAGCGAGACCCGAGCTATCTGGCACGTAGTTCTCAAGAAATGCTTTTGGCAGCGTCCATGTGGCGAGCGAGACGTGCATGTCTCCATCTCCGCCATTTTCGGCTACAAGCGCACCGCCGCCAGCCTGCGGAGAAACATCGAACTCATTGATGACGACTTCGCCATGGTTCGGTTTCTTGGCCCTCTCTGCGCGCTCCGCTCGCTGGATACTGTCCGCAATTCCCTCTGAGCCAGGCGCTACACCAGCCAGTTCCCATACTTCGGAAGCTGTGATTGGCGGGTCGCCGCGGTCAAGGAGCAAGGGGAGCATTCCTTTGACCAAATCGACAGGCAGGAAGGGCTTCTTATATTTCCCCTCGTACGAAGCGTACGTCGAGTAACGCTCTTCATATCCAAGAGCCTGGGCAAACTCTCTGACCGTATATCCAGCCCGCGAGCGCAGGGATTTCAGGCGTTCTCTTACAGGCAAATCTGTCATTCCGTTACTATGTGCGAAAAGACCGCACATGTCTGTGCGAAATAGTCGTTGCTTTTTGTGTGAACTCGTCGCACATATCGCACATGACCAAAGCACTCGTCATCATCGAGGAGCATGGGGGCACACGCCCACTCGCTCGTAAGCTCGGACTTTCGCCCTCCACTGTTCAATCGTGGAAGCGCAAGGGAAGCATCCCGGCAAGCCGGGTTCCTGCAATCGCAGATGTCACAGGCATCTCTCTTGATGAACTGCTGAAGGCTTGCCTTCCGCCCCTCCCCACCCGCGCCACGCGCCCCACGAAGGAGGCGGCGCATGTCTGATTATCCGGATCGCCTTGAAGCCATGAAGCTGGCTATTGAGTTCAGCGCAGGACGCTCGATGACGTCAGAAAACCTGATCTTCGCCTCTACCGTCATTGAGAACTATCTCTCCAAGGGCTCTAAACGATCGGACGGATCAACCGTGCGGGTCGTATTCAGTGCCCCCGATATAGCCACCCGCGCCAGCAGAAGTTCCGGAGGTGCCGTTAACAATCTCGATGGCCTCACGGATGATGCCTCGGACATCACTTCGCTTGGCGTTGGTGCGGCCAGCAGCAGTGGCAGCAGTAGTACCGCTCCCATCAATCGAAACCCCATCTCCGGCAGCAAGGGCGCGGGCGACGTTCCAGATCAGTCCCTCACGGGTCAGGTTTTCACTCATAGCAGTTCATCCTCTGTAGTGGCAGATGGTGATAGCGGGGACTCGGTTGCCGCCGATCCCCGCAATAACGGTACTCCCGATACTTCCGAGAAGGGAGTCAACGGCGATGCCTGACTTAGCAACCATTGAAGCGTTCTTTGTGATCGCTTCAGGCATGACCATGCTCGTCACCCTCTGCGTGATCCCGGCCTTCATGGCTCCGTTTCGGAGGATGAAGTGATGGCCGTGCATGGCAAGCGCGTAGGCATTAACTGGGACGTAGAGACCGAAAACGTCCTCAAGATGCGCCGTGAAGGTCTCTCTTTCAGCAAGATCGGCCTGAAATACGGCTGCTCTGAGTGGTCGGTACGCGACGCAATGAAAGTGCGTGGCGTGAAAACTGACGCTGAAATTCGGAAGGCCCATCAGGAAAAGGCTGTTCGGGATGCTCTGCGCAAACATGCCAAGGCGCAGACCAAGAAGGCGGCCTCCACGTGGATTGGCGGGTTGGTTTCTTTCAGTGCGCTGTCGAAGCTAGACCGCGACATTCAATCGGGTGCCAATCGAGTTGAAGTAGGCCGCGCTATCTTCGGAAATCGCATCCCTCGCCCGCTTATCGGTGTGTTCGGCTGAGCTCACCCTATGCACGCCCCTAACTCCTCGGCAACGCGAAGCGCGATGTGGTCCCGCACCTCCTGGCACATGCCACGGTGCAAAGTAGCCCATATTCGCGCCTGCAGGATCAGGCCACGAGCCAGCACGGGCTCGTCAATGTCTTGTTCCAGTTGTGGTGCCTGGGGCGGCATGTCCTCCATCGCTGCTTTTCCTTCTTCGCTCAGTGACATGACGAAGAATGGAGAAAAAGCATGGGAAATGATCGGGCAAATCTCGACCGAAAATTGCCAATTATTGACCGAAAGTTTCCGCGAATGAGCGCCGTTACCGTTGCGCCCGTCCGCGACCGACTTCTTGAAGCGATCCGGCGTGAGTTCATGCCCCTTCGATCGGGAGCCGAAATGCTGGCGCGGGCTGCGAAGAAAACGCCCCGAGCCGCACGTAACTGGCTGTCAGACAAAAATGCGCCCGATGCGGAAGCGCTGATTGAGCTGATGGCCTCGTCCGAAAACCTCAGAAACGAGGTGCTGATGCTGGTTGCAGAACGCCAGCACGCACGAGGAGCAGATACATGCCCTGGTTCAAAGTCCGGCTGCGACGCCGGTTTGTTTGGCTGAAGCGAGAGGCTGGTCCTCCGCCGTCATGCCATGTGCTTTGCCTGCACGTCTCTTGGTTCGATTGGGAAACGTGGGCTGACAAGATGGAACGCGCCCTCAAGGCAGCGCGTGAGGAGTTGCGCAAGTGACTGACCTACCGATTACAGAAGCGCGATCAATAATCGCGGATGCGGTCGAGATGGCGGGTGGTCAACACGCCCTCGCGCGCCGCCTCGGCATCACCCAGTCCGACATATCCCAGGCCGTGAACAACGGCCGCACAGACTCACGCAAGCGGGTGCTGAACGCGCTCGGATACGCCGTGATTGAAACGATCCGCCCGATGAAAGGTCAGAACAGATGACACAAGACATGACAGGCCACAATTCCGGCGTTTCTGAAGGCGGTATTGCTGCCGACCGTCTCCGCTCAATCATTGAGAGAGTGGAAAGATTGGATGAGGAGCGCAAAGCTCTGGCCGGGGATATCAAGGATATCTTCTCGGAAGCGAAGTCTGCCGGATTTGACGTGAAAACGATCAAGCAGATCATCCGGATGCGCAAGCAGGAGCCTGCTGACCTGGAAGAGCAAGAGACGCTTCTTGACGTCTATCGTCGTGCTTTGGGGATGTGAACCATGACGCACGAGGAAGACCGGATTCATACATACATCTGGCGAGCGCTTCAGATCCTGTTGCCTGATGACGTCGTAGCCTGGAGCAATGAGAACCGACGCAACGGCCTGCGAGAAGGCGCGAGGCGTAAGGCGCGCGGGTGTATTCCCGGAGTGCCGGACATGCAGTTCACGCACGCCGGACGAACGCTTTACGTCGAGATCAAGACGCCAACTGGTACCGTAAAGAAAGAGCAGAGAGACCTGCACAAGCGCTTGAAGTCTGCTGGTGCATCCGTGGCCGTATGCCGGTCCCTGGAGGATGTGACGGGCTTTCTGGCTCGTGAGGGTATCGCTCTGCGTGGCGAGGTGATGGCATGAGCGCGCGCAGATGGGCAAAATTTTGGTGGCAAGACTGGCAACGTGATCCTGCGCTGAGAATGTGCTCCCTCGCAGCGCGTGGTGCATGGATCGAAATATTGTGCCTGATGGCAGATGCAAATCCGGTCGGACACCTGCTGGTAAACGGTCGCACGCCGAACATGAGGCAGCTCGCGGCTGTCCTGGGCTGCTCTGAAAAAGATGCTAACAAGCTGGTTGCTGAACTCGAAGAAAACGGAGTTTTCAGCCGTTCAGACGATGGCACGATCTATAGCCGCCGTATGGTCAGGGATAAGGCCATCAGCGACGAAGCATCAGCCAACGGTAAGAAAGGGGGTAATCCCCAGATCAAGCCGAAGAAGGCACCTAAGGTTAAGCCAGAAGAAGACGAGGGGTTAACCCCCTCCCTTAACCAAGAGCCAACCCCCACCCTTAAACACCAAGAAGCAGAAGCAGAAGCAGATACAGAAAGAAAGAACTCACTGCGTGAGTTAGAAAGCGCGTCTGGCGACGCTTCGCCCGGTCAGGCTGTTGCGGTCGCCACGAAAGCCACCAAGACCAAGCGGGCTTGCCGCCTTCCCGAGAACTGGCACCCATCCCCTGAGCAAATCCAGTTTGCCCGAGAAAACGGCGTGGACCCGGTGAAGACGGCTGCCGTGTTCCGCGACTACTGGCTCGGCGTGCCGGGATCTCGGGGGTCAAAGCTGGACTGGGATGCGACCTGGCGAAACTGGGTCAGGCGGGATCAGGACATTCGGCCAACTGCCCGTGCAACGCAGGCTGATCGCAGAGCCGCCGTCAACGCCGCATGGGCTGGCGTTCCCGACATCGAGGGGGTTTGAGCATGAGCATCGCAACCAAAAGCAGCCGGGCGGTTGTCCTGGCCCCGACCTACACGCCAGCCACCGGCGACCTGAAAGCGCTGATTGCAGCCAAGCGCGAAGGGTATCTCTGGCGGTCTGATCTGACGCCCGATCGTGTACGGGCCATTCGCAAGCAACTCGCCGATGCGGAACGGGCATCCCTACCCCCGAACCCGGTCATCGTGGCATCGTGGCTGATGAAGCTCACGAAGCTGGTCACGAACGCGCCGGCAGAGCTTTCCCGCGATCTGGCGGAGGTGATTTTCGAGGTCTGCGGCGACATCCCGGCCGGAGCGTGGAATCCAGAAAGCCGATTGGCCTGGACACGTCAGCCGGACCGGAATGGCTATCCGGTTGGTTCGCGTTGGCCTGCACCGGGTGAACTGCACACCCACCTCCTGCCCTTCGCCGATCGGATAAGGGACGAGGTTTCATCGCTCAAGGCCATGCTTGCGATGGTCGAAGCACCTCCTGAGCAGCACGAGCGCCAGAAGCCGACGGATGCGGAAATCGCCGCTGTTGTTCGCTCTGCGCGGATGGCCAGACAGGCGCTTGCCGAAGGTGTGGAGTAAGGACATGCGAGATTGTGAGGTATGCACGTCCCCAATATGGCCCTGAGAGGTCCTAGGTTTGCCGCACAGAGCGCTCTGTGCATTTCGTTACCCAGGTAACCGGCGGACGTTAAAAGCGCACTGTAAGACGAAATACGTTGCGCTGAAGCATAAGGTGAGATACATTCGATTCAGATACGAAAAAGGGACGGGATTGCGCCCCCATCCCTTTTAATTCCACGAGCGTCTGAACCGCCTGTGGAAACACCTAACGCTACGTTAGCGCGTGAATCTTACGCGTTGCAGCGGTGTCGGTCAAGGCGGTTCTTCATTTCTTCATCAGAAAGAAGAAGCGTAGTTATGACCAAAAACAAACGAAAACCGTCGAAAAAACTGACTGATCTAGACGCACAAATTATCATCGCGCGGCTAGCGACGCAGGAATATCAGAACCGCATTGCGGCTGACTTCGACGTTAATCCTGGACGTATTTCCGAGATTAAGACCGGGAAAGCGTTTCCTGATCTTCAACGCCCTTGGGGGTGATCTTATCGGGGTAGTCCATTTAGGTTGCCCCTCCCGGTTATCGGAAGGGGCAACTTGTTGATTTACCAACAGAGTTTTAGATATAATGCTTCATGTTCATCAAGTAGAGAAACAATCGTGTAATTGTATCCTCTACTTGTCCTATATGAAGCGGTTTTATCATTAAGAAACTTTATTACATCAATATAGCTTCTACCGTTGGTGTGGTTTAATTTTAATGTCTCCATAGAGATTCCTTTTTTTATTTTCATTAACTTCGATTATTCGAAGCCCCAAATTTACTTTCTATTTGGTGGCGCGTTATTAAGCCAAAACTATCTGTATGGATACAGAAAACCGCCCCGATGGGCGGCTTTCCTCAGTCTCAATGTTCAGCGTCGGATCCGGACAGCAGGCCACCTGAACCATCTACCAAAGGCGGCGTGACTTTCCCGCGCACGAGCCAATAAACGATACCCAAAGCCAGCACAGCGCCCGAAAGCGCAGCCATCTCCTGCACGTTCACCCCGTTCAGGTCGAGCACAATGAACTTTCGGACTGTCGCCATCATGCCGATAAGCAGGACGGACCGCATCCGGGCCATGCTGTGCGCCTGACCACCCGGCAACACGAGAATTGAGTGCTTGAACTCCAGCGCAATCAGCACTGTGAAGAACATGCCGAAAAGAGCTTGAAGCAAAACCGGGTTCGTAGGATCCAGTCCTGTGCTCAGCACCATGCGGACGACCGCGACCACAACATGAAGTAAGCCAACGCAGGCCACGGCGGTGATGCACAAAGTTAGTATGAGCATGGCGGCTTCTTCGAACAGGTCCGAAGCGCGCGCCAGTTTCAGAAAACCGGGAATATTCTTGATCATAGTTGGCAACACATCTCCGTGAATAAGGAGAGATCGTACTGTCGGATTGTGGTTTCGGAAAGGTGAGAGACGAGGTGCAGAAAGCCGCCCCGAAGGGCGGCTCCATAGTTAGGCAGCGACTAGGCTGCGTTTAGGCGCTCGGGCGTTGCGACCCTTCAAAGTCTCGCCCCCGAGGAAAGCCCCTTCGTGCTGGACCTTAACGGTAGCCACCACGAACCCGAGGCAGAACTTCGCAAAGTCCTCCAGCGAGTATTCCAGCGGCTCAATCCCCGGCTTCCGTTCCCGTGTCTTCGGGTCAATGTCCCGATCAGGCCAGAGCAGTGCCAGCTTCCCGCCGCAGTTCTGGACCTGATAGACGTTCTGGAAGTCGCCATTCGCCACGACGTACAGCCCTTCCTGAACGAAGCCGCGAACCTCCTGCCAGATCACATAGTCCCCGCGCCGAACCTCGGGATACAGGCCCATGTGATCAATCCGCATGAGTTTGTTCCGAGAACTCGCGGTTCCTGCCATAGCCAGCGCGCTCATGACACTGCCTCCGGCTTCTTGACGAAAGGGCGCGCCTCCATTTGCGTCAGGTCCATAGTGACCTTTGCGCCAGGGACAATCTCAGCGAGTTTGGTTAGCCCCTTCGGTAAAACCTTCACCGTGTCGCGGGTCTTTTCCTCGCCGTTCGGGTCTGTGTAAGTGGCGATCTTATGCCAGAGATAACCGGCGTCGATCTTGGTCTGATAGGCCAGCCAGTTCTTCGCGTTGTTCCGACGATAGATCCACTGCGACGTGGCCATGAACGCGATCAGAGCCTTGGGCTTAACTTGTAGGATCTTTGCCGCTTCCGTTAGTCCATATGAGCCGTCTGCTGTGCAGATCCGGTCCAGCGCGGCGACCTTTGGCGCGGCTGCGTCGATCAGGGCTTTCTGGCGTTCGATTTCCTCCTGCTGGTCCAGTGCCAGCATCAGGGCCTCGCGCATGTTGGTCGGCGCTTTGAAGGCCGGGGCAGCTTCCAGTTCCATCCAGCGGCGCACTATTTTTAGGCGCAGATCGGAGCGGTAGCCGGCTACGAGGGTGATGGTCAGGTCTTTGGGCAGATTGTAGCATTCGCGGAGCTTGCCCTGAGCGTCGTTATAGGTCGACGCAAATTTGCGCTCGCCTTCTCCGACCTGCTCAAGCATGGACCGAATATCTCGCATGACGTCTGAATGACGCTTCCCCGTCAGTTCCGCGATCTCGCGAGAGGACATGCTTACAGGAATCGTGCTAATGGCAGCGCTAGCTGTCGTCATGGGGTGCTTCCCTTGATGATGGTTAGGGCTGGTTGGAAGTTGGCGCTTCCCTCCGGCCTGTTTTTTTGGTAACCGATAATTATGAACGAGTCAATAATTGGTAACCAAAAAAAGAGAGGCCGCCCAGCAACTGGGGAAAGGGCCCATATCGCTGCCCGCGTCAGTGACGATGAAGTTGCGCGCATTGACGACTGGGCCAAGGCTCACAACATAACTCGCGCTGAAGCCATCCGCCGCCTGATCCAGAAGGGGCTTGAGGAATCAGGAAAGAAGGATTGACCCGAATCCCAAGTAAATGATCCCGTTAGCGCTTCAATTTTTGGAGGCAAGCGGTGTCGTTGCTCTCATATAACTTCGTAGGGTCAAGATCGATATCCAACGCGACCTATGATGATAATACTCGCATTTTGAATATTACATTCCGAACAGGACCGATAAGCTACTCCTATTATGGAGTGCCACCAGCGGTATGGTTTGAATTCACGCGTGCATCTTCTGCAGGAAGATATGTGCAACAGCGCATTGCCCCGTATTACAGCTTGCGAAAATAGCCTGGCCGAAGCCGAGTTTCATGACCTTCCCCTGGTTCCTGAACCCTTGGGCGGAAGTGCGGCGGTTGCGGCTGCGTGAAAAAGAATGGCGCATGAACTGGAAGTCGTCATTTGGTGCAGGCGTTAATTACCGCGGAGAAATTCGCGCGCTTAGGCTCGAAACCGCTGAGATCAGGCAGCGGATTTCCAAGACTGTAGAAGAGGAAAGGACGCTGCCCTAGTTCTTGCTGTAAGATAAAATAGAAATTAAGTTATTATAAAAAGTAGTGTAGCCATGCAAATTTTGGATACCTTCTTAAGGTGGAGGAATATCATTTAGAATTGCCTGCATAGCTCGAGCTTTCCATCCATAAAGGTCATTCATTTTTTTTACTGCTACATAGTCTTTTTCCAACTTGAGACTTCCAAAAAATATAGTTCCAGAAACCATAACCACAGATGTATCATCTATAGTCATTTCTTTTGCATAAAAATTTGGCAGCTTCACATCCTTAAATGTATGTTCTTGAGGAGTGGAGCTGTCCTTTAATCCAACCGGGTCCGTCCAATGTTCATTTACTGAACGCGACCTAACTAAATTAGATAAATTTGTTCTGAATATTCGGTTCTCTGTTTTATCTATACCTATCTTGTTCCCAGCATGCTCACATATTCGATATGCCCTTGCAGCCTCAAAAACAAACTGTTTAGCTAGAGCAACAATGGCAGTTGATGAGCTACGTCTGGATACTTTCCCGTCCGAAGAAACAATCAGTTTTTCATTACTTAGAAGTGATGCCATCAACTCGTAAGCCTCACATGCGGCCGCAAGTTTTATACATAATTTATCATGTAGACTATATCCACGCATTTAGTAATCCAATCTAATTTTATAGATGAAAATAACATACTGCACTTACAGCAATCGTAGGCCTATCCTGATTTGTTTTTTGTGTAGTCAATCGCTTGACTCGTACTGCTTCAGAAACGCCTCTATGTCCCCACTCATAAGATCCTTCACCCGCTCCTGAAGAATATCCTCCGGCCAGTTCCACCACGCCAGCGCCAGAAGTCGTGTGATAATGCTCTCTGAAAAGCGGAATTTGATCAGCTTGGCCGGGTTGCCCCCTACTATTCCATAGGGGGCGACATTTTTGGTCACGACTGCACCAGCCGCAACAATTGCTCCGTCGCCTATCGTGACCCCAGAGAGGATAGTTGCGCCAGATCCAATCCAGACGTCGTTACCGATGACCACATCGCCTTTCGATGAATGGTCCCCCTCCCCGTCTTCAGCTTTCGGCCAGAACTGAGAAAGAGTTTTGAACGGATATGTCGTCACAAGATCGGCGCGGTGATTGCCCAAAGCGATTGTGACATTTGGCCCGATGGAGCAGTAGTCGCCGATTGTGAGGTGAGCTTCTCCAGCTTCCAGAATTAATGGAGACCCATAGGTGTGCGGGCCAACGACCCAGCCCCACTCTGCGATTTGGTATGCGAGGGCGAAGTGCGTCAGCGCAGAAAATGCGTTGTTCCCAAATGACATAACAATGTCCTGTGGAGTTGCAGGGTCTCAACGAAAGTCTTCACCCTAAATGGGTTGAGCGCAATGGGTATGTTCGCCAATCATCGTGTCGTTTTGTCCTTGTACAGCCAGCTTAGCCTGTACTATGATTCTGCAATGCAAAAATCCCCGAATGCCCGCGCCGGACTCGGCGATACGATCCGCCAGTTTTCCACTCCCAAACAGACGCGAAAAACGGCGTTCGTTTTGCCGAGAACAGAGGATAATTCGCCTACGCCTGAGCGGGTGGCGAAGGCCGATTATGAGACGGTCGGATCTGGGAAGAAGGTTCGGCGCGCGAAAGCTACTGTCGTGAACACGCTTCACCTGGCTGGCGATATTACCGGCGATGATGTGGCGTCTGCGAAGAAATGGCAGCGGGAATATGACCTGGCCCGGAATGGCTATTTCGAAGCCCTGCCCGTTTCTGAGCGGCGGCACGTTGAGCAGGAAGAAGCGCTGAAACACGACGCTGTTTCGTGGCTGATCTTTCGCGGGCGAGCCAGTGCTCATCTTCGAGAGGTGTCTAACTCGCTTGGGCTTTGTTCGTTCAAGATCCTGAACTGGATGTTGGTTCAGGAGTTGTCGCTTTCTGCGATGGGTGCCCTGCTCTATCCGGGTGTCAGTCGCGCGCAGGCGAGCCACAAAGTATCGGGCCGATGCGCCCACGTTCTTCAGCAGCTTACAGAGTTTTACGACCTGAAGCGCAGTGAACGACGGGCGGATCAGAGGTTGGAGAAAGTGCTTGTACCTGTGTCACAGATGTGAGATTGTTTTCCCACGCTGCGACACTTGCGCCTAGCGTTATCAATGGACAATCAAACTCATGCCGTCACCCATCCAGACTGGATCTGTGGTGTGGTGGCGTAATGGGCGCTATCTCGCGGCCTCGGTCACTGATCGAAGTGTTGCGATTTGCCCGATTGAGGTTGGTCCCTGCCCTCGCCATCGTGCCGATGTGGCGCTGGATTGGTTTGAAGCGCTCAGCCTTCAGGTTGATAGCGGTTCTGTAATCAGGTGTGTGCCGTTTGGCGTTCCAGTTTCGTCGGTTGTTTTGGCTGTTGGATTAGCGTTTGATACTTTGATGGCGCGGGTTCAGTTGGGAATCTCGAAAGAGGTTCGGGCGCGGGCTTTTGAAATGCGCCATTCCCAGCAAATTCAAGAAATTTCGTAAGAAGGAATACGCCTATGGCTGGGCGGAAAAGTCCGGCTAAAGGTCGGCCACCTACAAAATCTACACGTCCTAAGCGCGATGCGCGTGAAGTGTTCTTGGGGCATCTTCGGAAAACTTCGAATATTTCTGAATCCGCCAGGGTTGCGGTGATTGATCGCAAAACAGCTTACAAATGGCGCGAGGCTGAACCGGATTTCGCAGCGGCATGGGACGATGCGATTGACGAGGCGACGGACGCTCTTGAAGCTGAAGCGAGGCGTCGCGCTCTGGATGGACATGAAGAATACGTTATCTCTATGGGCCAGATTGTCCGCGATCCAGAAACGGGCAAGCCGCTGATGCAGCGCAAGTTCAGCGATAGTCTCACGACGTTGCTCTTGAAGGCTCATCGGCCTGAGAAATATCGCGAGCGGCATGACGTTGAGCAGCGCAGCACAATCGCAGTTACCATCACATCGGACGACGACGCGCTGTAACTATGGTCGCAAAGCTGAACCCCGCACAGGCCGAAGCAAACCGGCTGCTGGGTTCGCCTGCGACGCATATTCTGCTCCGTGGCGGCTCCCGCTCCGGCAAGACGTTTCTACTGGTGCGGGCTATTGTGATCCGGGCGGTCAAAGCCCCCGGTTCACGGCACGGTATTTTCAGGCACCGCTTTAACGCCCTTAAAGCGACGGTCATCAACGACACCTTCAAGAAGGTGATGCGCCTCTGTTTTCCGGATCTGCCTTACACGCTGAACCAGACTGACTGGTACGTTCGGTTTCCCAACGGCTCAGAGATCCTGTTTCACGGCCTGGATAGTTCGGACCGTACTGAGAAAATTCTCGGTCTGGAATTCGCCACCGTTTACATGAACGAGGCGAGCCAGATCAGTTATGCGGCACGAAACATGCTGCTGACGCGACTGGCGCAGAGAACATGCCTGGCGCCGAAAGAGTATATCGACGCGAACCCGCCCACGACGTCTCACTGGCTGTACGGGGTATTCGAACGCAAGGTCGAGCCGAAATCCGGGCAGCCGCTTCCGAACCCGGAGGCGTATGCGACGATGCAGATTAACCCGGACGCAAACCGGGATAATCTGACGCCTGAATATCTGGCCTTTCTTGAAGGACTTCCTGAGAAGGAGCGGCAACGCTTTCTTCACGGGAACTACCAGACCGCCATTGAAGGTGCGCTCTGGACGCTGGATCGGATCAAGCGGGACGCGCCTGTAGCGGATGCGAACCGGGCGGAAATCCTTTCCCAGATGCAGCGTATTGTTGTGTCGGTCGATCCTTCGGGTTGTGCAGGCGAGGAAGACAAGCGGTCTGACGAGATTGGGATTTCCGTTTGTGGGTTGGACCGTGACGGCGTGGGGCGCGTTCTTGCCGATCTGACGGGGCGCATGGGCCCTGCTCAGTGGGCGAAAGCCGCTCTGGATGCCTTGGATCTCTGGAAAGCCGACCGGATCGTTGCTGAGAAGAATTTCGGCGGTGCGATGGTGGAGAATACGATCCGAGCAGTGAGGCCGACTGCGCCGGTGAAGCTGGTGACGGCATCGCGTGGCAAGGCTGCTCGGGCTGAGCCTGTGGCGGCACTCTATGAGCAAGGCAAGGTCGTTCATCACGGGCGCTTTCCCGACCTTGAGGACCAAATGTGCCAGTTTTCTGCGGCTGGCTATCAGGGCTCGAAATCACCTGACCGGGCTGATGCTCTGGTTTGGGGCTTAACTGAACTGATGCTTGAAAAGCAGATCGGTCCTGCCGCCTGGCAGCCAACATCATTCTCTCTCGGCCGTTAAGGGCAAGTCATGGACTGGCTATCTCTCAAAAGCACGTATCCGGACCCGAAAGGGCAACCGGCACGATGCGGGCGACTGCTGGCCTTGCGGCGGGTGCTGAACGGTTCGCAGTACGACAGGATACCGAATGACTTCGCCACGGAGCGTAGCGGGGCTGGTGAATATATTCCCCTTTCCCGCCGTCGCCCATCAGTACGAACGAACATGTGCCGAGCCGTTGTAGAGGACAGCGTTTCCCTGCTGTTCGGGGATACGCACTGGCCGTCTTTCGTTGCGAACAGTCCTGAGACAGTTGAGGTCCTAACAGCGTTTTCTCATTGTGCAGGCTTGGAACAGCTCTTCAATCAAGCTGCCATTGAGGGTTCGGTTGGGTCTGTCGCCATTCTCGCGGAAGTTGCGGAGAATATCCCTCGCCTGACGCTGCTTGATACGGCGTTTCTAACCCCACATTGGGGCTCGGATAACGGTGAGCTGACGTCCGTCTGTGAGCGATACACCGTCAAAGGTCGTGATCTTGCAGCTCAAGGGTTTGCGATCCCCGAAGACCGAATGGCCGTTGACCACTGGTGGCAGCGGACATGGACCGCCGACGACTGCGAGATCCTCACGCCTTGGCCGGTATCCGCCGACGCCCCGGGCGAGCGGGATAAAAGCCGTTCGGTTCGTCATGGGCTTGGTTTCGTACCGATCGTGTGGATCCGGAACCTTGGCGGCAGTCTCGGTGATCCCGATGGAGACTGCACGTTTGAACGCGCCATCGATACGGTCATTGAGGCGGATTATCTCCTGTCTCAGGCAGGGCGTGGCCTGAAATACGGTTCCGACCCGACGCTTGTTCTCAAGACGGGTGCCATGCCTGGCGGACCAGCTCGTGAGGGTGGCGCTTCATCGGCTCTGACTCTCCCGCCCGAGGGAGATGCGAAGCTGCTGGAGATCAACGGCAACGCGGCTGAGGCGGTTCTCGGGCATTACCGGGAATTGCGGGCTATCGTGCTTGAGCAACTCCATGGAAACCGGGCGCATGCCGACAAGATCAGTGCAGCGCAGTCGGGCCGCGCGATGGAGATGATGTGCCTGCCGCTGATCTGGCTGGCTGATCGTCTTCGGCAGTCCTACGGAGCGGGTTTGTGCGATCTGCTCAGGATGATCTGTCAGTTTACGCACGCTGTGAACGATGGCCTCAAGATCGACGGAACGGCCGTCACGAACCTTGACCCGTCTGGGATCGGTTTGCACTGGCCTCCGTGGTTTGCGCCAACCGAGCCTGAGCTGCTCCAGTTGGCGCAAGGGTTGGTCACAGCCGTTGATGGCGGCCTGATCAGCAACGAAACGGCTTGCACGATCTATTCAGCCCGCATTGGCATTGCTGATGCTGCGTCAGAGTGGGCGAAGATCCGCGATGAAGTGTCCAAGGGTACCCGTTTAGCTAAAAGTGCTGAAACGACCCGCAAAGACAGCAACGCCGGCAAGACCCTGTCCCATCAGGTGACAGCGTAATCACGCGGCTGATGCCGTAATCCACATGAGGGACTGATGTCCGAAGAAAACCCCATCGACCCGAACACGGTCCGAGAGCTTGAACGCGCGCGCGCTGATATCAAGGCGATCCGAGCAGAACTAAAAGATGCCCATGCGGACGTTGATCGCGCCCGCAAAGAGCGCGACGGCTTCAAGGGCCAGCTTGAGACCCAGAAGAATGCGTTTGAGGCGCAACTCGCGGAAGCCAAGACGGCCTCGGAAAAGGCCACAGCAGATCACGAAGCGGCGTTGGCGCAGCTCAAAACTGCTGGTGAGCGAGCAGTTATGGAAGCGCAGGCAGAAACGCTTGCTACCCGGCTCGGTGCGCATAACCCCGCTGATGTGGTTCGGCTGGTCGATCTTTCAGCGGTCAGGCGTGGCGAAGATGGCAAGTTCGAAGGGCTGGCAGAGGCACTTGAGGCCGCGAAAACGGAGCGTGCTTATCTTTTTGGTGAGCCACCGAAAACGGGCGCCGAACAGGGGCGGACGATCACTGCCCCTGCTCCTAAGCCGGGGGCATCTGAGCCAGTCAATGCCCGCACGATGGATGGCAAGGACTATGAAGCGCAGAAGCGCCAGTTCCTCGCCTCCAAGTAATCGAGTTTCCCCGCCTGGCTGATGCTCGGCGTGACTGTGCCTGATGGCACGTAATCAGAATCAACAGACACAGGGACACGCCCAAATGGGTATTGAGAATTTTCCAGTCCAACTTCAGGCCGCCATTCAGCAGGGCTTTCTGGCCCGCGAGTTTGAGAATGGGCTGAAGTCCCGTCTCGGTTTCCGTCAGGTTGCGGATCGGGAAGTTTTCCCGAACGCGATTGGTGAGACGCTGACCAAGACACGAAAGAGCCTCAAGGCTCCTGTCACCACGCCCCTCAATCCAGCGCAAAACACCAATTTTGACAACGGTCTGACTTCCACGGGCTGGAACGTCGAGCAATATACCCTGACGATCAATCAGTACGGCGATACGATTGACCTGAATATGGTCACGAGCGGCGTCGGGATTGCGTCCCAGTTCCTCGCGAATGCGAACACCAACGGCATCCAGGCCATGCAGTCTATCGACCGCCTGGCTCGAAATGCGCTCTTTGGTGGCGCAATGAACGGCGTCGGTGGCTACCTGGGCGGTAATACTCGCGTAACGCAAACGCTGGGGGCTGCTGGTAACACGGTCAATGTGGACGATATCCGTGGATTCCAGCGCGCCATTGTCAATGGTCAGGTTGCCGCCGTTGGAGTTGGCGTCAGCCTGTTGGTGACAGTGGGAGGCGATAGCTACACTCTCGTTGGGGTCACGGCTGATGCAACGAACGTTTCCACTGCGCCTGGTGGGATTTCAGGTACTCTGACGTTCTCTGCCAACGTTACCGTAGCAGATGGAACAGCTGGCCAGGCGGTCGTCGCCGCTACGGCTCCGCTGGTTATTCGTCCGAACGGCCGCCTGACTACTGCCGCCCTGGCAACATCAACCGGGACGACGGCAGCTGACACCCTTGGCGTCCAACAGGTTCTTGCTGGCGTTGCGACACTGCGCCGGAATAACGTGCCGATGATTAATGGTGCGTATCACTGCTATCTGGATGATCTTCAGCTTCTGTCGCTGTTTCGGGATGATGATTTCAAGCTGCTTTATCGTGGCGCTTACGGTTCGGATGAATACCGTTCAGGGCAGGTGATTGAGCTACTTGGTGTGCGCTTTATCCCAACGACCGAAGCGCCTCAGCAGAAATCGCTTGGAGCTGGCGCCATCCACCGTGCACTTCTGGTGGGTCAGGGCGCGCTGGTTGAAGGCGACTACGCCAACACGGGCCACTCCGACATTCCTGACGGAGAGCGTGCACTGATCGAGATGATCGATAGCGTGGCTATGGTCACTCGTGAGCCTCTGGATCGTCTGCGTCAGATCATTGCGCAATCCTGGTACTGGATCGGCGGTTTCGCGCTGCCAACTGATATGACGGCAAGCGTAGACATTATCCCGACTGCCACGAACAGCTACCTCAAGCGCGGTGTCGTTATTGAAAGCCTTGGCACTGATGCGCTTGGCCTGACGTACTGATGGCCCGCCGTCCTAACGTCAGGGCGGCAACCATAGGGGGAAGTAGTGACGCTCCCCCTCTCCCGCCTTCAATTCGTCTGACATCGCCGCACGGCTTCATTGAGGCAGTTCACAACAAAGGCGTGTTTCACTGGGAAGCGGGTGAGGTTGTCACTAATCCCGTCACGATTGCTCTACTGATTGAGCGCGGGGCCAACTGGGAGCCTGTTGAATGTCTGGAAGTGCCAGTCTCACCACAGGACCACTGACGGATGCCGAGAAAACGGATATTCGCCGCTTTCTCGGTTACCCCGCAATCGGGTCCGATGCGTCCGGCCGGTCATCGTGGCGTTTTTTCGAGGCGTATGGGCAGAACGAATGGCGGATGAACAATCTTGCCGCTCCGGAATTGCAGCAGGTCCGGCTTTATCTGTCTCAGCTTTATCCGCTTGAAACGGCCATTCTCGGGGCGTCTGACAATCTCGACACGGACAGGGCTGCTGTCTGGCAGCACAATCGCAACGAGGTGTCGGACCGGATGGGACTTTACGATCTCTGGCGTCGTCGCCTCTGCGGGTTCCTCGGAATACTGCCAGGACCTGACCTGCAAAACTCGTCTTCTCAAATCATCATCTGAGGTGAGATATGGAAAATCTTGACGATCCGGTCATCACGACCGCGACCGGCTACGCCATTCCGCGTACTGCCTGGGCTCATATCCGGGACGGCTTCGTGGTGGCTATCGCGCAGACCTACGATCACCTGAAGCACCCGTTCGGTGACGTTGCAGAGGCTAAGCCGGGGAATGTTCCACTTGAAGGCGAGACTGTGATCCGCGTCACGGGCTCCAATGCTGCCGTCGGCCACCTTGTGGACAGCAAGGGGAACCTGACGCCGGCAGAGGGACGCACGACCGCGCTTTCTCCGGGCCAGCCAGCCTATCATGAGGGAGTTGTGCCGGAAGCGGTGCCGGTCAGTACTCCTGAAGAGGTTGAGCCAGAACCGGCGCCTGAGATTCCTCCACCCGATAAGCCCGAAGGGGAATAACCCATGGATCAGGCTCGATTGCAGGCCCTGACGGCGCGTGGCTACGGCAAGGCTGCCAAGCGCATCGGGGCTGAGACGATCCAGTATCGTCCGACGAGCCTGACTGAGCCCCTCGCCTCGCCGCATGCTTCGTTTCTGGCGGCGTTCAACAATGATGCCGGGTTTTCGTTCAAGGCTCCGACGCTGTGGGGAAAGCCTGCGGTGTTCGGGCTGTTTGATACGACGGACGTTCAGGCCGGGGATATTCTTGTCACGGGCGGCGAGAACTATTTCGTTGCTCGTTTCGAGGCTTTTCAGCCGCCGTTGTGCATCCTGTGTAACCGGACGATTTCCCTGTTTGGGAATGCGTCGTCATGGGGTGGTACGACAGATGACAGCAGCTCATCCGCCTGCCCCCTGGCAGGGTATCAGGACGATTACGGCACATCAGGAGGCGACGGCTCATCTGCTGTGGCCTCGGGCTGGCCCTGCTCCATTCTGCTGAAAGGCAGCGGAGAAGCGTCCGGCAGCTCTATTCCGGGCGCCATCAAAGCGGCGGTCTATCAGCTTTTGTTGCCGGTTATGCCTGGATTTTACCCGCAGGTTTATATGACTGCCACGGATGACCTGGGCCGCTCCTATGTGATCGAGGGCGTGGAAGTCTCGCAGTACGGGACGAAATGCCTCATGCGCGTTCAGCAGGTGTGACGTGGCAGATATCGGAACCACTTCTACCGCTCTGGCTATGACGCTGGCGGGGTTGCTTTACCCGAATGGCCTGACAGGGTCATCTATCAGCGGGCGACGAACGATTATCCGGCGCGGCTGGCTCTTGCCTTCTGATCTGGCGGGGGTGTGCAGCCTCAGTAAGGGCATCGACTACGTCACCGTCATGCCGATGGGCTCCAGCTACAAGCGCGTGGATAGCCCGCTGGACTACCCGTGGCGGACAGTCTCGGTTTCGGGTTGCACGGTGGTCCTTACTGTGGACGGCAACACACTGACGGTTTCGATACCGGACGGGGCAACGCCCGCTGGTATTGTGGGCGCGCAAGTGCTGCTTCAGGATGGCAGCGACACGCCAAGTGGGACATCAATGTCCTATGCGGTCACGGCTGATGACGCGGCTGATACGATTGCTATGGCGCTGGCTCAGCAGGTCGAAGAGGCCTATCCGCGTGGCGCTACGGTCATCGTTCCAAATGCACGTGAGATTATCGCGCGAACAGGCGGTATCGGCACACAGAGGCGGATCACGCGGCGTCAGGAGACGCTGTTTCGGGTTTCGCTCTGGTCCGGCTCCTGGAAAGGGCGTGACGCTCTCGGGTCCGCTCTTGATGCGGCCGCTTCTGCAGAATGGTTTATTCCAAACACGGATGGCACGTTTTCGCAGATCAAGTTTGCAGGCGCGCAGGACGTTGACACCCAGCAGACGAGCAGCATCTACCGCCGCGACCTGCTCTGGAAAGTGACCTACGACACGATCCAGACACAGACCGCGCCTCAGATGCTCTGGGGCGTTGGGAACAACAACGTCGTAACGCATGCGGGCTTGGCGCTGCACTCGTTTGGCTCAGTCCTGCCGACAACAGGCGTTCTCACAGACAATTTCGAGACAGTTTATCTGGATGCGGCGGGCAACCTCGTGTTGCTGGCACAGCAGCCCTATTCCGGCCTGGCGATGGACGCGGCTGGCAACGTGATCGAGGACGCTGGCGGCAATCTGGCTGCGTTCCCCCAATAGCGAGAAAAAACATGAGCGAGACAGTATCGTCTGGTGGGAGCGTGTCTTCTGCCAGCGCGAGTTCAAGCACGTCCAGTGCGGCGGTCACGAGTGGTGGAACTACTGTGACGTCGGGCGGCACATCCTCTGACGCAGTAGGTTCGGCAACGTCAGGCTCCGACACCGGTGCCGTAACCTACGTCGTGGTCCGGGGCGGTTACGGATATGAGATTGGCGCGCCAATCGCCACGACAGATGACCCAAATATCCGCGCCTACGCGGTGCCTGTCTCAGGAGAATAACTGGTGGTCAAAATTTATCAGGATGGTTCGCTGAACACGACAGCCATCACCGTTCCGAACCTGTATGTGCAGATCGTACAGCCGCGGACCGTTCTCAATGGCGTGTCTTCCAACCGCCTCGGCGTTGTCGGTACCGCCTCGTGGGGCGCTATCGGCAAGCCGGTAATCATCGGTGGTATGGGCGACTATCTGGCGGCATTTGGCACTAAGCAGGCTCTGGCCACGAATATCGGCGTTGCTGTGAACGTGGCGCTTCTGCAGGGTGCCAGAGATTTCCGCTGCGTTCGCGTGACGGATGGCACCGACAAGGCGGCGACAGGGACACTCGGAACGGTCGGGCTGACTGCGGTTTGCACCGGTGCGGCGGGCAATGCCATCACGGCAACGCTTGTTGCGGGATCGGGGAGCAATTACGTCCTGACAGTCTCCCACCCAACGCTCGGAACATCAAGCTATACAGGCACAACCTGGACAGCAATCGCAGCCGCTTTCGTTGCAGACGCGTCCGCTCTGGTGGTCGCGACTGTGCCAAGCACGGTCCCTGCGCTGACTGCTGGCACTGTCACGCTTTCAGGCGGATCCGATGGAGGGGTGCCTACGACAGCTCAGTTCCTTGGGACTGACAGTACGGCGACCCGAACAGGTATGTACGCTCTGCGTAACAGCGGATGTGCGATTGGCGTTCTTGCTGGCCTAACGGACGCAGCGTCGTGGACCACGCAGCAGGCTTTTGGGCTTGGTGAAGGAACCTACATGGTGACGTCCTTCGCTTCGGGAATGTCGATTTCGAACGCTGTATCTGGCCTCGCCTCTGCTGGCGTTACGGGTTCGTATTCTCTCAAGGTCATGCATGGGGACTGGCTTTATTGGAACGATGACACGAACGGCACCATGCTCCTGCCGCCATCTTTCTGGGCTGCCGGCCGACTGGCGGCCCTTTCACCGGAGCAGTCATCTCTGAACAAACAGCTCTATGGAGTGGTTGGCAGTCAGAAATCCGGCCTTACCTCAACCAGCCAGGCTCTTACTTACTCTGACGCAGAACTGACAGCGCTGTTTGGGGTTGGGATCGACGTCATCGCCAACCCTTCTCCGGGTGGTTCGTATTGGTCGTGCCGATTGGGCCACAATACGTCGTCCAGCGCGGCGGTCAGTGGCGACAATTACACGCGCCTGACCAACTACATTGCCGAAACGCTTGCCACTGGAATGGGCGTCTATATCGGTGAGGTTATCAACGACGGTCTGTTCGGAGACGTTCGGGCCACGCTGCTCGGCTTCCTGAAGACGATGCTTGATGCAGGACTGCTGGGTCTTTACGGCGGAGCAATCCCCTACACGGTTGTTTGCGATTCCTCGAACAACACGCAGGACCGGACGGCGCTTGGTTATCTCCAGGCTGACGTGGCCGTTCGGTATCAGGGCATCGTTGAGAAATTCATTGTCAACTTGCAGGGCGGAACGACCGTCACTGTCACGACCAGCAGCGGGAGTTAAGTGATGGCAAATCCGTACAGTATTGGCCGGGATTGCCGGATCACCCTGCTTTGGAATGGCACTCGCGTTGATCTGCGAGACGTCACGCGCTTTCAGGCCAATCAGGAAGTACGCCAGCAGCGAGCAGACCCGCTCAATTCCACACCGGTTGAGTTCAACACGCCCAACGGCTGGCGAGGGTCGTTCCAGATTGCGCGCGCCAATGCGGCTCTGGATAATCTGGTGGCGGCTATCGAAAGCAGTTTCTGGAACGCCGGAACCATCAATACTGGCAAGATCTACCAGTACGTCCGAGAGCCTGATGGCACCACAACGACGTGGGAGTTCTCCAGTGTGTCGTTCTCCCTCACCACCGACCCGTGGCAGGCCGAGGGCATGGTTCATCAGATCTGTAACTTCTTCGCTTCAACCAGGACAAAAATCTCGTGAGTATTCCTTCTGAAATCACTCTCCCTGATGGCCGCAAGCTGGGACTCAAGGAGATCGATCCGGGCGATATGCTGGATCTCATCGAGGCTGCCGGTTCGGCTATGTCGGGCGCGGCTGCGGGCGCATGGCTGGGATACGCTCAGATGGTTGCGACCGTCACGAGCGTGGATGGCGTTCCTGTTCAATTTCCTTCCACCAAAAATGAGGTGAAAGAATTGGCGCGCAAGATCGGCAACACTGGCGTCGTTGAGCTTCAGAAGATGCTCTCGCCTGAAGGTGCCGACGAGGCCGCGAAAGACACGGCAAAAAACTGAGCCGGTCCCCGCTGTTTCAGGAGCTGCTGTTTCTGGCAGACCACGGGATAGCGTGGGACGTGGCTAAAGGCTGGTCCAATGCCCGGAGAATGGCCGCTTGCGTGGCGCTCCGGGAAATGAACGGCGAAGTGTGCGACTGGGACACCATGACATTCCATCGGAGGGGCGGATGAGGCAGTTCAAAGACATCGCTTCGTTCCAACAGTTCATGCGAGAGCGTGTGCTGCCTGCCCTTCCAGCCGCCGTTCATCGCGGCGTGCAGGATGGCGCGGACCGGATCAAGGTGGAAACGCAAGCACAGCTTGGGCACTATCTGGACGGGCCAGAGAGCGGACTGCCGACTGCCCCGCTTGCTGACAGCACGATTGATGACCGTATTCGCCAGGGATTTACCCCAGACGATCCCGGCTTGCGTACGGGTGACATGCGGGACAGCTACGGCACCCGCGTGTCAGAACCGGCTTTGCGAGTTCACGCTTCTATCGGATCAGACGACATCAAGGCCGTTGTGTTCGAAATGGGCCGATTGGAGCAGGCCAACTATCAGCCCCCTCGCCCGGAACTATCGGTTGCCGCGCATCGGAATGAGGATCGTGTGGCTCAGGGGGTGGCGAAGGTTATTGTTCGGGTGCTTGAAGGAAGGCCACTACCGAATATGCGCCTTGATGAAGATGAGATTTGAAGGCCTTGCGTCTAAAGCGGAATCCGAGTGTTGGTCATATTCGTTAACAAATAGACATTATTTGTTGCATAGACTCGAAAACCTGTGACCAGAATTGGTTGTCGTCATGAGCGGCAAACAACAAATCAGAGAGTGAACGTCATGAAGAAAAGAATCTTGCTGCTTCAAGTGTTTCTTTTTGCTCTGACTGCGGGCACCCTTATCTCTGCACCCGCTGCGCATGCAGCGGATGACTCTTGTCCTGTGAAACCTTATATCTACATTTGCCCGGAGACTGGAGAGCCGGTCTACCCGCCTGGAAAGCCTCATCCCAATCCCGGATTCTCACAATAAGAGCCCGTATCTTCTCTTAGAAGCCGCCCTCACAGGGCGGCTTTTTTATGGAGCGCTTTGCTGGAAGTGGTTCGCCTCCGTCGCGGTCATAGATTCCTTCTTCCCAGCAGAGCGTACATCTCAACCTGAGGGGCTTACCCTCTAATGGGACGCGTATGGGCTGGCGGCAGTGAATACACGCACGTTTGACGCCAGGTGTTCGCCTGATTCCGTCTGCATCAACCCCAAGCCTCTCTGTGAGAGATCCAAGATTGTCGGCTTCGACTAAAGCTACATTGGTGGCAGCAGCTAATTTTCGACATGCCGCCGTAAATCCTGAGTTACAAACGACAGCCGCATGGGTCGCACGGTGATAATGCAGCGAGGCGAAGACTTCCTGCACGCATTTTGGCCCGACAGACTTACTGTAATATTTGCATTGGATCGCAACGACTGACTTTCCCGTAGTCGCCAGAAGATCACAGCCAAAATCTCCAACAGCGCCAATGTGGCGTACGTTCCAACCGCGCTTTTGGAGTTGCTCAAAACAGTATCGCTCGAAATCCAAGCCTGTTTTTACATTAGGAATCATCATGAGCATTGAAGCCTATCAGATCGGCGTGTCCTTTGTCGCGGATGCAACGAAAGTTTCCGGTCCGATTGGTGAGATGCTGCGTGGAATGGATCGTATTCTGGAGCGCCAGAAGGATGTGAATATGGGGTTTGTCTCCATGGTCTCATCGCTTGGCGGCGCTCGACGGCTTGCTGGTGGGTTGGCGTCTGATCTGGAGCGGGCCGCGAAGGCAGCGCGGGATATTGCGTCTGCGTCTGGGCGGTTTCGCTCGGCTTCCTCTTATTCTGGTAGTACTTCGGGAAGTAGCGGTCAGACAGCTTCGCCCCGCGCTTCCAACCGGCCCTCTACGGCCGATATGGCATTAACTGCTACAACTGCGGCTCAGCGCACCCCGACATTTGTCGCTACGGGGAATTACGTCACTCCATTTCCTGCTGCGGCTGAAGGGCTGCCGGGGCGCCCTCAGCTATTGTTGCCCGCTCCCAGGGCGCCTGGAACTGGCATTGCTGTTATTCCAGGCGTTGGGCCGTCCGGATCCGGCGACCTGAACTTCAAGTACAGGAATACCTATCGCTCGCAGCCGAGCGCAGCAGACACGATCTACGATAACGGATATCGGCCCGATTTCGCGCTGCATGGCGCGCCATATGGACCTCAGGGATGGCATGACTTTGACGAGCCATTTTTTGACAACGGCGCTCCGCGAGAGTCTCGCCTTTCTTGGATGCGCAGACGCGCCCACACGGCTGTAAAGGCTGCCCGATCTGGAGCGATTACAGGAGCGAGCGCACTTGGGAACCTGCGCGTTCCCCGTGAGCATCATGTTCTCACGCTGCCGGAAATGTTCGCTGGGTATCTGGGGTGGCACGTCCTGAGCTCGGGATTTGAGCAGGCCGGGGCATATGACCAGACATTCTTGTCTATGTCTGGCGATCCAAAGGTGAATATCGCCGCGTTGCGGACACAAGCGGACCGCATCAGACGGACAAACCCGTATATCAATGCCCCAGATTCAGCCACGCTTGTGTCAGAAGCCTACGACTTGTCGGGCGGACGGATGGGCGAAGTGCCTGCGATCGCAGATATCTTGAGCCGTGTTGATCGCTCTTTTCAGCTTCTTGGAAAGGATGGGCCCGCTGCGCTCAGGGAGAGCGCGAACTTTGTTCGGGCGCAAGATATTTCGAACAGGTTCTACAATCCCGCTACAGGGCAGTTTGATGCTGAGCGCGCCAATGCGTCCACAGATGCCGCTATGGGCATGATCTTTGCTAACCGGCAGTTCATGCAGGGGAAGAATTTCTTTCAGTTCAGCCGTTCAGCCGGGGCTGCTGCGCAGCAGATGAGCGATACGGGCATGTTCAATCTTGCCCACTTCATTGACATCGCCCCTGCAAAGGCCGGTATGCAGGTGCGGTCTTTGGAAAATCTCTTTGGGGGCTTTCATCCACGCATGAAAAATGCCGACTTTGAATATTTCCAGAGTCTCGGTCTTGTTGGCCGGAATGGTCAGTTCAAAGGGCAGCAGGAACTATACTCGGACCCAATTGGCTGGATTACGCAGAATATTGCCCCCTTGCTCCCGCGTCATCCCGAGTTGCTCGGAATGATCCAGCGCATGAACGTCTCTGACCTCATCAATGAGACGTACGGTGCGAGCGGGAATGTTGCCAGACAGGCTGCTGCTGCTCGAAGGACTAACGCCACAGCGTCAGTTAACGCTCTGGAGGGAGGCTCAAAAGCTGCGCAGCAGCGGACGGAGATTGCTTGGGAGCGCTTTGAGTTCTCGCTCGGGCAGTTTGCCCAGGGGCCAGGCATCAAGGCTCTGAATAGCCTCACCGATGCCCTGAACAACACATCAGCGTACATGGCGGCTCACCCTAACGATATGAGCCGCCTAGCCACCCAAGCTGGGGACTTTGCGAAGGGTATGGTTGGGGCCGCCACGCTTATGAGTAACGCCATCGCCATAGTCCCAGCTTGGCTATGGCCTACTTTGTTGGGAGCTGCGGGTGGAGCCCGTGTCGGTGGACTATGGGGTGCGGCTGCGGGCGCAACTGCGGGGGCGTCTTATAGCCTTTCGCACGGGGCTTTAAATCTCGACCGCAAATACGGATACGACAATCCGAACTACCACCTGACGTGGAAGGATAAGCTTGATCCTTTCCAGCTCTTCCACACACCAGAAAAAGCCGATGCAGGCCAACCAATCCAAGTGAACCTCCAGATCGGCGGCCAGCAGGTGGCCTCCGTCCTGGTTCCTCACATTGAGGCAAAGATGTCCTCAAATGCGCGCAAGGAAAGCCGCGCCAGCAACGGGATGTATGATTCCTGGGCTGGCGTGACTCTACCTGGGGTCAGCGGGGGGCGTTAAGTGTTATCTTCTTGCAGGCTGCCATTGTATCCCCACCCTGCTTTCTTAGCTTTCTCGACCAATTCATGGATTATCTCCACACTAGGAAGCCGAGCTTGCCCTCGAGCGGGTTGAAGGTTGCCGTTAGCCTTCTTGTAGATGAAGCGATAACCGTTCTGCTTGCCGCCATCGCCATAATTATAGCGGCACCACTGAAAACATAGCTTTTCGTTACGAGGCATGTCGATTTCAGTGCTCTTCAAAACCGTAACCTTGGCGCTTTTTTCTTCTACAGCCATTCGTCTACTCCCCCATGATGCGAGCAAGTCCCGCGATGATGCGTACTGAAACTGTATGTGCCATCGCCGCATTTGGCGGAAGCTCCGGCAGGAACGCGGTTGCCTGTCGTATGGCTTGGGGAGTGGATGCTTTTGCCGTCCACGTTGGTGTAGTGGCCGCCGTCTAGGAGGGCGACGTCCTGTGAAGGCTTTGTCGTCTGCGGCTTTGGTTGTGGCGGCTGGAATGCATGAGCGTTTGGAACACTTACCGCCAATCCGACTACAATAAATATAGCGTATAACGACTTATTAACGAAATATCTTAACCGAGACATATTTAGCCCTCCGTAATGGATAGGCTCACTTGTCTTGGATTCGAGTCAATGACCTTGGCTGTCTACTTCGGCCAGCCTTCAATCGGCAAATGTTTGTTCTTTTCTGGCGTTGTGATGCCAGGGAATGGATCTACGCCTGTAACGCGGATCAGCGCTTCAACGGACACCTGACCGCATGTTGGCTGGAGTACGTTTTTGCAGACAACCACAGCGATTGCCCCTTCCGATGGGTCATAAACCGCTTTCCAGATCGAGGTTGGGATACGGACCCTGCCCTGACCTATTGTGCCTGCGTCGCCGTGGAACGCTGGGCCAGTGACGACATAGACCTCTCCGTCTTTGGCAGCCAGACTGCGCACGTCGCGCTCAATCTTGTTCCAGAGACCACTATTCAGGGGAATAGATTGCGGCACGACGTTTGACAGTGCATATGTCTCGGCGCGCGAGGTTTTGTTCGGAGCATCACCGCTTGGCGTCATATGGCCGCGTGACCAGCCGGATCGCTTGTAGTCCGTCAGTTCTGCGCGTTGGCCAGGCGGTAGGCGCAGATCAGCGTGAAAGCTCGCCCTGCCCTGTAGTTTCTCAGCCTGCTCAATGCCCTCTTCCGTCAAATGCTCGGCGGACCAGAGGGGTTCTTTGTATTCAAGAGACTGCTGGGCAGCGTAAAACTGATTACACAGCACCGGGCCTGCGTTCGACTGCGTGGGGAGCTGGCCGCCTGGGCTTACTTCGGTGCATATAGGATCTGCGAAAGCAGGCGTAAGCATGAAGGTTAGTAAGGCAAGAAAAAGCGTAAGGCGCATCTGAGCATCTTACACAGTTTCGGGCCATTTCCATGTCATGAACCGCCGCGCAGGCCGTACTTCTTATCGTACTCGTTCATTGCAGCCGTAAGGGCGTCAAAGCGGGCGGCCTCGGGTGTTCCGGGCGCTGGTTCATTGTCAAAGTACTGCTCAATCTCTCGCAGTACCCAAGCGTAATCTGCTTCCGTACGAAGGGGGCGAATAGTCATATCGGTTCTCTGTCAGGCTCTCCGGAGCGCTTCGTTAATCCGTGTCTGCCAGCCGGGGCCAGTGTTCTTAAATTTATCAAGAACGTCCTGATCCAGGCGCAACGATACGAGTTGCTTTGTCGCAGATTTCTGTGGCCCACGGACACGCTTGATTGAAGCCAGGGAGGGGACAATCTGTGCGGCTGGCGACATGGCCTGAACGTCATCAGCAGTGAGTTCCGGATTGTCCATATCGACGGAGATGCCCTGATTGATCCGGGCATCCTCATCGTCAGACGGCATAATAATATTAGTCTTGCGAGACATAGAGAGATACCTCCCGTTTGTTAGCCTTTCTAAGGCTGATGATGCGAACGATCCGGGTTTCAATGCTGAACACCAGCACATGAAGACGGTCACCAATCGGGCCAAGCGCCACAAGACGCGGCTCGCCGGATGAACGGCTGGCGCTAACAAGAGCAACTTCCCACTCGAAGTTTTCTGCGCTCATAAAGTCTACATCGTGCTTTTCGATGTTGCTCAAGCGCTTTGTTTCGTCCCAGTCGTATCTCATGTCTAATTGTATATACAAAGAAGTTTAGCGGTTCAAGTATTTTGTATATACGATTTGCAAGAGATGCCTCTACACAACCTTTCCCGACCATTGATGGATAGCGGTAACTCTAACGGGCATGTACGCTGATCGCCATGCGCCTCATTCCCCTCTCCGCCCTGTCGCTTCTTGCTCTGTCTGGATGCACATTCCCGCACTACGCGAACAAGGATATCGCGTGCGTGAGGCAGAACATGACGTATGGTGGCCCTAATCATGGGCCGATGCCTTTTGATTATGCGATGGGTTTTTGTGTGCAGCATACGTCTAATGACGCTCTGGGCATCGTGAATGCCCATCAGGTTCCGCTTGATCTACGAGCGGACCCGGAATTGCAGAAACTTGCTGAAAACCCGGAAACCAATCCATACGGATATGCTTACATCAAAAGTAAGTAGGTTTCTTTGCACGATTTGAGAGACTGCATTTTGGCGCTAAACTTGATCTCGTCCAAGCTTATTGATTGAGGACGTCGCTTGCTCGTCGATCATCCGTTACCGAATAAGTTGGTGGATGAAGCGGAATGAAAGTACATTTCTTGTATTGTTAAGTTACTAAGAATGGATTGAGCGTGCGTAAGAGTGAGAAGCTCTTTTTGGGCTTTGCAAGTGTATGCGTGGCGGTGGCTGTTTCCGCCGCCGCAATCAATTCATTCAGTTCCAATCCTAAAGAACGGACGCTTTCCGGGCCTTCAAAGGCCACCTCGGAGCCAATTAATTTACCAGCCCCCATATTTCAGGTTTCTAATCCGGTTCTCAGTGGCAATGTGATTCCATTCCAGATCGTCCAGGCAACGCACAGACCGACAGCGCAACAGCATGGAGATGCATATATCTCCGTTATGGTTAAGGGAGGCAGTAAAGGAGACTGGGCTGCAACCGCGCTTTATTTGGCGCAAGTAGCTCGATCCTTTGGCTTTGAAACTGGTAAAGTCGAAGTCTCACAGGAAAATCCTTGGAAAGACTCTAGCCCTACTGAGTACAAAACTCTCGGGGAAGTTTATTACGGGAACAGTGAGGACACCAAAGACGATTATGCAGTCTTTGCCGCAGACAAGATGGCCCCTGCATATCTTATCGAATATGATGAATATTCGAGCGAGCTAGGAGAGACCATCCCGTCGAATTCATCAGAATCCGCGCTCAACCGTCTCAATAAGAAAATAGATGATGCTTCGAAGTCTTATATTATAAAAAAAATACCAACTGCCCAACGATTGGGAGCCGCCTATCAATAACCCTTTCGGGGCTGGCGGAGACCAAATCATGGGAAGCGAGATCCAAGTTAAATCCATCCAGTCATTGCAAAATATTTACGATATTTCTCAATGTATGACGTCTAACGGCGGGGCGCAGCTAATTAAGGGGTGCCTTAGCAAGGGGGATGAAAACTATATTCTTCCCGCCGAGCAGCGTCGCCCACCGGTCAATTTTTCGGCTTCAAATTTCATGGATTCTGACATTCCCACTACGGGGAAATGTTCGGACTTTTCCCGATTTCTTGCTGCTCACCAGCATCCATCCAGTAAGGACGCCAGCCGTAATGCCATATTTTTCGCCATGCTCATGTTTGGCGCGGGAGTGGATGCCCCCACCATTAAGCAAGATTATCTTCTTCTTCTCTCATCCTTAATTTTGGAATGCGAAAGAACGCCCGCTTCCAACTTGATAGATGCGACAAAAAAAGCGGCTCACGATGCAAGTACGACCGCCACTCGCAATCATGCTCAATGAATTATCGGAGTGTGATGTGAAGCTAGGGTTTGTTAAGTTAGTCTCCTCCCCCTTCCAGCATTTTAATCCGTGCCATCACACTCTCTAAGGACATTTTCGCGCGGCGGACCTCGAGCCTGGCCAATGATTTATCAATATCCTGCGCTGTAGGGTCAGATTCTAATTCTGCGGCAAGAGCTTGAGCGTCGGACAATGCTCGTTCTGCAAAATCCTTGTTCACACGTGCGAGGACGAGATTTTCTTCAGTCCTAGGCAGACATGAATTTTCTAGGCGGTGAACAATTTCCGCATTCAGTGATCGCTGATTTCTGGCCGCCGCATCCTCAATATTTTTTTTTGAGCTCTGATGGTAGCCGAATTCTAAACTGGGGGTCATCTCTAGCCATGTCACACCCATGCCTCACTTTTGGCTTGACCGAAATGGTCTCACCGTGTGACAACCTCCATTGTCACACGGTGTGACGGAGGGATTATGAGTAGGAAGTACCAACAAACCCAGTTTCGTCCTCCTCCTGAGTTGAGGTCAAGACTGGTCGAGCTTGCGGATGCAAACCGCCGTTCTTTCAATTCGGAGATTGTCTTTGGATTAGAATTCTACGCTCGGCACGTAGAGCAAACAAAAAAGGCACCGGACCCCGCCCTGGAAAGCAAGTCCGATGCCTCAACCACCACCGTCTAAGGAGTTGGCCATGAGCCACGATAGCACACGCGCAATCACAATTTCCAGCGCTCTCTCAAATGGCGCTCCTACGATGTCTAGCCGTGAGATCGCGGAACTAACAGGAAAGCGTCATGACCACGTGATCCGTGACATCGATAAGATGCTGGATGAGAATGAAATCGACCGCCCCAAATTTGGGGGCGTCTATCGAGATGCAAAAGGGGAAGAGCGAAAGTGCTATAATCTCCCCCAAGACTTCACCTACGCGCTCATAGCAGGATACCGTTCCGATCTGCGTTTGAAGATCGTTCGTCGTTGGATGGAGCTTGAAACTTCAGCGGCTCCCTCGCCCGCTAAACGCACCCGCAAACCAGCCTTCGATGTGACCTACCGTCGCCTTCTCTCTGTGGCGTCCACCCTTCCCAATGTTGATGAGAACCAGCGCTGTCTGATGGCAGCCCGTGGAACGCACGAACTGACGGGTATCAATCCGCTGGAACTGCTGGGCGCAACATCCATCGCGGCACCCAAGGCGGAGAACTATCTTACGCCGACGCAGATCGGTGAAGAAATCGGTATGAGTGCCAGGGCAGTGAACGTGACACTGATCCAGCAGGGCTATCAGGTGAAGGTGACAAGTTCGGCGGTTGGCAGTGATTACGAACCGACTGAGAAGGGCAAGGAAGTCAGTCGCTTTTTCGATACGACCCGTCGCCATGGCAAGGGCTCTCAGCAGCAGCTCAAGTGGTCGCCTCGTATGGTGGCGATCCTACGCCCTTTCGCCAAGAATCCGGAGGGAGTGTCATGAGCGCGCTGGCACTGGCAGGAACTGCGGGATCTCGGAACAAATTCATGCGGATCGATCACATGGGCCTGTACCCCGAGGTTCGGCGCGGGGACTATGTGATCTGGCAGGAGGTTCACGGGTTCGTTCAGGAAGGACTGTACGTCGTGGCGAACGGCGACTTCCAGAACGTTTATCAGGTTCAGAACTGCGGTGGGAAGCTGGCGCTACTCTGGCCTGATCGGGACATTGACCCGAAGACACGAGAGCGGAAACCGGGGATTGAGCCTCTGGAATATTCGCTAGAGGACTTTGCGAAGTTCTGCCTGGGGTTCGTGGTTGCTACCGTAAAGGTCCAGCACGAAGGGGCATTCCTCGGGGGTGAGACTTTGAAGGGTCGCACCGCCCGAGCGCCTAAACGCAGCCTAGTCGCTGCCTGACTACGGAGCCGCCCTTCGGGGCGGTTTTTCAATGTTCAGCAACAGACAATGCTAACATAATCGTACCGCAGAACGCGCCAACGGCCATAAAAGACGGCTTTCTGCGCCTCAGCTCTCACCTTCCCGAAACCACAATCTGACAGTACGATCCTCCGTCATTCACGGAGATGTGTTGCCAGCCATGATTAAGAATATTCCTGGTTTTCTGAAACTGGCTCGCGCATTCGACCTGTTCGAAGAAGCGGCCATGCTCATCCTGACTTTATGCATTACTGCAGTAGCCTGTGTTGGCTTACTGCATGTTGTCGTCGCGGTTGTCCGCATGGTGGTGAGCACGGGCCTTGAGCCAACGAACCCAGTCTTGCTTCAAGCTCTTTTCGGCATGTTCTTCACAGTGCTGATTGCGCTGGAGTTCAAGCACTCAATTCTTGTGCTGCCGGGCGGTCAGGCGCACAGCATGGCCCGGATGCGGTCGGTTCTGCTTATCGGCATGATGGCGACAGTCCGGAAGTTCATTGTACTCGACCTGAACGGGGTCAACGTGCAGGAGATGGCCGCGCTTTCGGGCGCCGTGCTGGCTTTGGGTATCGTTTATTGGCTCGTGCGCGGGAAAGTCACGCCGCCTTTGGTGGATGGTTCTGGTGGTCTGCTGTCTGGAGCAGATGCTGAGCATTGAGACTTCGGAGGGGATGCCCTTTAGGGCGGCTTTTTGTGGCGGTAAACTCCTCAAACGTGGGAGCGTTATCTCAGCGGGTGCTGCGTTGCGGCACAGCAAATGCAGGGCCTGCTTGCAGCTTATGAGATTTAGGCTCATATAAGCAGGACCGAGGGGTAAACCCCGGTATGTAAGGAGAGCAAGATGACAACCGTCACGTCAAGCACGCCATTGCGGCGAAGCCTGAAAACTGTTGTATCTGACCTGTTTTCCCTGGGTGGTGAAAACCGTCCTTACTCTGCTGTATGCGCAGAAGATATTACTCGCTCTGCGTGGGAGCAGACAGGTCAGTCGCTTCAATATGGAATGGATTGCGCCAACGATCCGGACTGCCTGGAAAGATATACAAGCCGCCATGCATGACAAAGAGGGAGAAATTCCCTCTCAGCGGAGTTCGCCTGCTGGCTACGTTGCTCCAGAGGTAAACGGACTTAAGTTATCACAGATGGTGCCTGGGATTGATCCTGCTTCTGGGCATGTTTCAGTCCGCCGGAGTTCATTGCAATTTAGGGCTCATCGCGGCCCTCTTCCCGCTGCTGAAGACTTACAAAAATACGCAGATATCGATCCAAAAGTTTTGGACGTGATATTGAGTATGGCCCAGCAGAACAACGAAACTCAGAATGTTACGAGACGCCGAGAGCAGTTGTTCACATTTCTCGGCGACCTTTCAAAAACATTTGTTGGTCTTGTGATAATTGGAGCGTGCGTGGTCGCAGCGTATGGGCTTGCAATGCATGATCATCCCTATATCGCTAGCGTTTTAGGTACGACAACCCTGCTAATCGGCATAAGTGTCGTAGTTATGAGGGTGGTTCCAAAGACGGCTGCAATATCTGGAAAACAAGCGCCAAACGGCGCGCCAGACCCCGTGCATGATAAGTAGTTTTGGAAGTTAAACTACTTCCTCCAGCCGCCCCTCACCGGGCGGCTTTTTTTGTTGTTTGATGAACGCCATTTCTTGCAGTCCGGCTAATGGCCGCAAAGCGCGTGTTGCCTCGGGTTTTTCTTGTACTGGCCCCTGCCCTGTACTACGATTCCCGCCTTATCGGAGGCGGCATGTCCAGCACACTTCTCAACATAGAAACGGCAGTCAGTTATCTCTCTGGGGCGGGTGGGAATACGACCTTCAGCTTGGGGACGATCACACTGGAAGGCGCGGAAGTTCCTGAAGCACTTCGGGTTGGCGGTTCGAAGACGCTTATTGTGCATCAGTTGCCAGGTGGCGACCGCATTATCGACGAAGGCGGAAACGACCCGGCCCGCATCACGTTGGCTGGACGCTTTCAGGGGTCTGATGCCTTGGCCCGGGCGCGAACGATCGAGCAGATGCGGAATGACGGGGGCACTTACCCATTTCGTGCGATTAACAGTCGCTGGATGGTGAAGATCCGCTCCTACGCCTTCACGTACACCCAAAAGGGATATTTCATCCCTTACGAGATGGAGCTGGAGGTTGTCACGGCGCCTGTCTCCACTGCGGTAACCGGTACCTCTGCCCTTTCCTCTCTCGTTGGTTCTGGCGTCACGGATGCACTCGGCACTGTCACAAGCACGATTGCGGAAGTGTCATCAACGGCGTCGGAAATTGCTGGAACGGCACAGAATGTCATCGGGCAGATCACGCCTATTGCGAACATGATTGGTGTGGGCGGGCCGCTGGCGAAAGCACAGGATGCTCTCACTTCCGTTCAGGGTATGTCTGCGGCAGCTGAAAATCTGGCGAACCTGCCGACGGCGCTTTCGGGTACGATTACAGGTCTGCAATCGACGGTTGGTCAATTGCGGTCGACGGTCACTCAGGCTGGCGAGAACCTTGAAAGTATTGGCACGGGCAATGCGGCCTCCCTGCTCGCACTCGCTGCCAACGCTCATCTTGAACTGGGCGCGCTTGAGGCGAGCCAGATGGCCGGTGTGGCGCTGAAAAATGCACAGGCGGTTTCGGGACAATGAGCAAGACAATCACCGTCACGGCTGGTGACGTGTCCTTGTACCACGTCGCAGGACGCGAACTGGCTGATGCCACTCAGTGGTGGCGCATTGCTCAGGCGAACGGATTGAGTGATCCGGACCTGTCCTGGCTGACCGCGCCGGTGCCGCTTGTCATTCCGGGGATTGATCCGTCTCTGACGACTGGCCTGCCGGAGACCGCATCTTGAGCGAGAATACGATTACGGCGGTTGGGCATCGCTCGAGTGGCCCTGTCCGTTCGATCCGGGCACGCCTGTTGGTGGATGGTGTCGAGCATCCGGAGACGCGCGTTGAGCAAGCGACCTGGAACCGGACACGATATTCGCGGGCGGATACGGCTGACCTGACGCTTGCTGTGGATCGGGCGAAGCTGAATGCTGCCGGAAAGAAGTGGTTCGATCCTGTTGCGGCTGATGGGGCCTTACCTCCTGACGTGAAGGTCGTTCTTCAGCTTCGGGACGAAACTGTCACGAACGCGACTTGGAAGACGGTGTTTTCCGGGCTTGCTGATCGGGTGAAGTGGTCTCCGACCCAGACCCGCGTTGAGGTTGAGTGCCGGGACATGCTGGCTAAGCTGCTTGATCTTCGGGTGCGCGAAGCCTGGATGAACAAGACGGGTCCTGAAGTGATCAAAGCCGTTGCGGCCGCCGCTGGGCTTTCTGCTGAAGTGAAGCTGTCTTCGGGAATGACTGGGCAGTTCTGGCAGTTGGAGCATAAGCGGTCTTCCGCTGCCACGCATCACAAGTTCCAGACGGCTTTCGATCTGGCGCGGTATATTGCGGATGAGTTCGGGTGCGATCTATACGCCGAGGGTGAGACGATTGTGTGCCAGCCGGTCGGATCACCGTCTGATAGCGGGGCGCATATTCATGCGTTCCATTACAATGACCCGGGGCCAACGTCAGCCATTCAAGCTGGCGCGCTAAGCCTGACGCTGGAGCGGGACTTCCTCACGAGCAAAAACGTGGTCGTGCATGTCATGTCTTGGGACAGCCGCCAGCGGACGCGGGCTGAAACGTATTTCTCGGCTGACGGGCATTCTCGCACTTTGGCTGAGAACGCTGGCACGCTCTACAGCTATCGGTTTTCGGGGCTTCGTCAGGAGCAGATTGAGCGCAAAGCGGAGGCGCTCTATCGGCAAATTATTGCCCATGATCGGACTGTCTCTCTCAATATTCCGGGTCGGATTACGCTGGAACCACGCCATTTCATGCGGTTTTCAGGCACGGGTAGTACCTGGGATCTGACGGGTGACGATGCGTACGCAGTGGACGCTGTGTCCAGCACATTTGGCGCAGACGGGTCGTTTCTGCAGGACGTAACATTGAGGAACCGCGAAGCCTCGAACGGAGGAAACAGTGACAGCACTGAATGAGGCGCGCCGCGTGGCTGAAGCTGCTGTGGCGCGGGCGGGAAAGCCTTGTCATGGCATCGTCTCGGCTGTCGATCCGGTTAACCACGCGGTTAAGGTTCTGGTGCAGCCTGATAATACTGAGAGTGGCTGGTTGCCGGTTGCGACGATAGCGGCCGGTTCAATCCGCATCTGTCGTGTTCCGGATATGAACGAGCACGTCATGCTTCTGGCGATGGAAGGCGATGCTGAGCATCTGAGCATAATCGGGGCACAGTTCGATGCTGTTGTCATGCCGCCTGTGTCCCCCGCGACCGGGAAACCGGCTCAGCCGGGGGAATTGCTGATCCGCGCTGGATGCGGTCTGCCTCCTGCTCTTGGAAATCAGACGGATAACGGCGCAGATAGCCAGGCATCGTGGTGGCACATTACGCAGGGCGCGATTTATTCGGGCGTTGGCGATGCAACCGAAACACTGACCGCCAATGGCATAACGTGGAAAGTCGGCGACTGCGCAGCATCCCTCACCTCATCTGGTTTTGCGGTCACTGGGGGCAATATTACGACGGACAAAACCGTGATTGGCGAGGAAGACGTGAAGACTGACGAGCACTCTCTCAACGGCCACGTCCACACTAATGGTAATAATGGCGGCAACACAGGAGGCCCTGTAGGATGAGCGCAATTTCTCACAGCATTGGCGGAGATTTGATTCTCGATAGCACGGGCGGCCTTGCCGTTGTCGGGGACGCAGAAGAGGCACGGCAGGCGATCCTGAGGCGACTTTGTACCAACACGGGCGATTACGTCTGGCACCCTGATTACGGTGTTGGCCTGCCTGCACAGATTGGGCAGCCCGTGCGGGAGGGTGATATTCAGGCGATTATTCTTGCTCAGTTGCAGCAGGAGAGCGCGGTTGATCAGTCTCAGGCTCCGACGGTCGCGATTACGGATCAAGGTTCTGGACAGTATCTGTGCGTGATCCAGTACGTGGACAAGCAGACACAGACTGTCCAGGGGCTCTCATTCTCCGCCTGATTTCGCTTGTACTTGTGACACAGTCGGCGTACTCCTAATCTATCATTGCCTTTTTTGCGGCAACAAGGCGCTCTTTGGGGCGCCTTTTCTGTTTCTGGCGCGTGCATGTCCCTAAATCTCCGATCGTTTTCAACGACCGTCAGCGCGGCCGTGGCTGCTGCACAGGCATCGTGCGCCTCGCTGTTGGATCTGTCTGTCGGAACGGCTGGACGTGCGCTTCTCGAAAGCGTTTCTGGCGTTGCTTTGTGGCTTCAGTATCAGGCGATTCAGATCCTGCTTGTCACGCGACTGGCTACATCATCGGGCGCAGACGCCGACAGCTTTGTCGCTGATTATGGCATGACAAGGCTTCCGGGAACGGCCGCGACGGGCTCCGTCACTCTAACGAGCTTTACGCCCTCGCAGTCCTCAGCAGTTGTAGTGCCGGGCGTTCTGGTTCGGACGGTTGCTGGTGTGTCCTACGCGGTCGTGCAGGATAGCTCCGTCTCAACGTGGTCTGATGCGTCAGGCGGCTACGTTCGGCCGGTTGGGACGCCCTCGATCACTGTTCCGGTTCAGGCTGTCACGGCCGGATTATCTGGAAACGTGGCTGTCGGGGCAATTTGCCTGTTGGGCACCAGTGTTTCTGGCATTGATACGGTCACGAATGGCGCGGCTCTGACAAACGGGGCTGACCAGGAAACGGACGCGGAATTGCGCGCCCGTTTTCCGGTCTGGCTGGCTGCGAAAGCAACGGCCAATCGAGCATCCATTCAGAACGCTGTTTCTGGGGTTCAGAACGGCCTGACGCAGGAACTGATTGACGGCTACACGCCTGATAACATGTTCACGCCGGGATATTTCACTGTTGTAGCAGACGATGGCTCCGGCACGCCGTCTGACGCTCTTCTGAGCAGTATTTACGATGCCATCTCGGACGTGAAAGCGCTTGGCGTTCAGTATGCAGTCCAGTCCCCAACTGACGTGATCGCAAACGTCTCGCTGACTGTGCTCGTGCCTGTAGGTACTGACGTCTCTGCCGTCACGGCTGCTGTATCGACAGCGATTTCCGCTGATATCACGGCCCGCGCTGTGGGTGCTGGCTACGAGTATTCCCGCCTCTCCTATCTGGCATACACGAGCGCTGGCGTGACCGTTAATGGCGTGACGGATGTTCTGCTGAACGGGGCACAGTCGGACATTGCTGCTTCTCAGAAAACCACAATCCGTCCCGGAACAATCACGGTCACAGTGAGTGCAACCTCGTGAGTACGGGCGATCAGAGCGATTTCGTTCGCCGGCTGCGAGGATTGCTACCGCGCGGATGGTTTCCCGATCCAGTCGCAACAGGCTCGACTGAGCAGGCCCCGGTCCTTGTCGGCATCCTGTCAGGTTTTGGCAGCGCTCTTGCCGGAGCTTGGACACTTCTCCAGCAGGTCCAGGCCTCTACCCGTCTCAAGACCTCGACGGGCACAGTTCTGGATCTGGCTGCCAACGACCTGTTCGGCGTCGGCCAGTTCCCGCGCGCCAACGGCGAGACGGATGCGGCGTATCTCGCTCGCATCGAGGCCACTTTAATTGCCAAGAAAAACACGCGATCTGCCATTTCTGCGGCACTGACCGCTGCTGGAGCTACTCAGGTCCAGATCGTCGAGTGCTGGAACGCCGCGGACTGCGGAGCCCTTCTGCCGGCAGGGGCAAGCAGAGGATTAGGCGGATACGGCGCGTCAGCGCTGCGATATTCGGGACGCCCAGGGCAGTTCTTTCTTGAAACTGCCGTCACAGCTGACGTCCTGCCAATCGTCCGTAAATCGGTCGTGCAGACCAAGGCATCTGGTGTTGTCGCCTGGATCCGCAACGCCATCCCATCATAATGGAGGTCCGACTTGGATACTCATATCGTCTATCCGGGCCAGATCCCGCAGGATACGGACCTGCTCCTTGCTCAAAAGTTGTCAGCTCTGAGTGTTGGTGGTCTGGGTGATATCTTGTACGGCCGCACAGCCGCGGCATGGGGATTTTCTCCGACGCTGAGTTCAACGGCTCTGACTGTTACGATCGACGCGGGTGTTATCCTTGCTTCGGGGCCAATCTTGCCGACTGCGCTTGGCGGCCAAGGCGGTGGCCTCCCTGCTGACGCAACGGTCACGACCAAGCAGTATCTTCTCCCTGCGGCACAGACACTGACCATCCCTGAAACAGGCGGTACATATACCCTGTATGCGCTGTGTTCTGACGTTGATACGGACAACGCCCTGCTGCCGTTCTGGAGCGCGGATAATCCTACCCAGACGCAGGCGGGCCCGAACAATGCGGGCACCCAGCTTGCCACGCGGCGGGCCTCGCAGGTCGTACTGACGCTGGCACAGAGTGCTCCGGCTGCTCCTGCAAATGGCAGCGTTATCCCGTTGATGACCTTCACCGTCCCGAGTGGTGCGACAACAGCCTCCGGCGTAACATACTCTCAGCGAGCGAACACGTTCTGGTCGACTATTCCCGAGCTGGAATCCGGTCGTCTTCTGAAAGATGCGGATTATACGGCCAGTCAGTATTTCACCCCACAAACGAAGACACAGTTACTGGAAGTCGAGATTCAGGGCGCGGGCGGAGCATCGGCGTCTGCAACAGGAAATTCCAGCAACTCAGTTGCCTGCGGCGGGCCAGGAGCGGCTGGTGGTTATATCCGACTCTTTGTCGACCTGACCAAAGTGTCCGTCCCGGCTGGAGGGTTCTATCTCTCGATAGGCAATGGTGGTTTGGGATCGACGGCTGCAAACGCTGTTGGTGGTACGGGTGGGGCTACTTCATTTGGGAGTATAGCTACCGCGAACGGTGGTGCCGGAGGCAATTCGACCGGGCCGATTGCTCCGGGCAATAGCGCGTGGGGCGGTCAGGTGGCAGGCGGTACAACCGTCGTGACTGCGACGGAGGGGGTTACGGTCTCCGATGCCCTGACAGGCGAAAACGGGCAGAGCCCTTTTGTCATGTATGGGGCCAGCAACGGGATCCCTGTCCCGCTAATGGGGGCTGCTCCACCTAGCAAATGGGGGAGTAGCGGACCTAATGCCACGACCGGATCCGCGGACGGAGTTTCTCAGAGCGCTCGTGGTTTCGGTGCTGGCGGCGGAGGGACTGGGAGCGTTGGGGCCGGAACGCAGTACGGATCGTCCGGAGCACCAGGCAAGATCCGTATCCGGGAGTATTCCTGATGAGTGGAACAACAAGCAATCTGGTCTCTGTCACCCTGAGTGTTCTGGCAAAGCAGGTGGCCCCTCTTCTCTTGGAGGCGCAGCTTCAGGGCATTAATATCAGCGGTGCTGAGATTGACGGAATTGCGGTCTCTGACGCGATTACGGACGCATCCAAGACAGCTCTGGATGACCAAAAAGACATAGCCGGTGGCGTTGCCGCCCTTTCATCTGATCTGGGACTGATGCTGAATGGCGTTGAAGTCATGGGCGCCTCTGCAGATGGCCATCTCCTGATCAAGGTTGATCTTCCTACAACTGACCCCGGGATCTCCGGCGCGCTCTGGAACAACGGTCAGTACGTGATGGTATCGGCGGGATAATCCGATGAAAAAAACGATTTTTCTGGCGGCTTCGGCCGCTTTTTTTGTGTCTGGTGTTCGAGCCGCTGACGTTGTTCCGAACCACATCCGGCATCCGCTGCACGCGGCAGCTGTGAAAATGCTGGTTCCAAAATCAGTCGTTCGTATAGGGGCGACCGCAGCGACGGCCTCCAGTTCCAGTAAATATGTTCCAACGCTGGCTCCGGGCGGTCTATCTAACGAGAACCTCATCGCAGGCCTTTCATGGCCTGCGCTACTCGGCGATACTGCCACCTACGCGGACAACTCCGTCCAGCAGGCAGATATTGGCTCGACGGTAGCCCCTCTGGATGCGAACGGAAATTCGACGGCTCCTGTTTCAACAGCTGGAAATATGTCAGCGCAGGGAACTGCCCTTCTTGGCAAAGTTCCCGCAATGGGGGCATGGACGCAGACAGCCAGAGCCAGTTTTTTTACAAACAATGGGGATATCTCGTCCTCTCCGCATCTAATTCATTTTGGTGGGCTACAGGACCACGCGGACGCCTATCTTAATTTGATCGGCTATACGATGGGTCATGCCGACAATTCCGGATCCATTCTTACCGTTCAGGACACCGACGGGTCATTCTACGGGAACAGGAGCGGCGCTGGTGGGACGGATAGCGTTCTCTTCTTCAGCAAAATTAACGGATCTGCTCCCCGTCTGGAAGCTGGCGCTCAGATCGCTGACACGTCAGGCGTTATGCGGACTGTGACGTTTGGGGTTAACTCTTTCACGGTTTCGCCTGCCTTCAGTGCTGCACAGCTATTGGCGATTCAGGGCGCAGGTCGCATCCGTGTTTTCACCAACTGGAAAAATGGGAATGTTGCGAACTCCGTTGCACATACTGTGATCCACCCAAACGAATATTTTGGGTATACTGACCCCGATGCAGCGGTTACGGCTAATGGATCTACGACTTTCACCGTTATGACCGACGATGATACGGGCGTTCTCGGGTGGCGGACTGAAACAAGCGCGTCACCAGCCACTACTGCTCCGGGCCTCAACCCAGGAGATACGTTAGACAATACGGCTGATACAGCGTCATCTGCACCTGGACAGATCTGGTCATACTCTGAGCCCGCCGTTTTTATCGGGATGGCTGACCACAAATTTCTCGCCAACCCCATGGTCCAGTTAAGCACAACGAACGACGCCATGACGCGGCATGCAACGTGGGTTGAGCCTGACATGGAAGTGTATCCAACCAGGGATTATCAGTTCTGGGTTGAAGGTCTCATGATGGCGCCCAACTCTCACGGCTACAAGCTAACTGATGATAGTAAAGACGCTTATCTTGGTGGGGATATCAATCATCACCTCATCTTGGATGGGGCGTGTGGAAATTGGGACCTTGAGGCTAACGGTGTCTACGTCCCCGTCCCCTGTAACATCCAGTCTGGCACGAGCATTACAGCGCAAGTACTTCAGGAATGGGATGAATTTGTTGGGAGCGCCAATAACCTGCGTTTTGCTCTATGGAACGAGATAGGAAATTCCGCTGCCGCGACAGGCTTCCAGCAGGCAGTGACGCATTTGGGTCCTGTCGTAGACGGTTACGCAAGCCAGACCGGTGCTCCTGCCGGATCTCGGCAGGGCGACATTGAATGGCAGAAAGACGGTAATATTGGCTCTATTTCCCTCTGTGGGTATGCCAAGGACTGCGGCTTTCGCGTGAACGGTGACGGCACCTCGATTTTCAACAAGAACGCCTACCTGAACAACGGCGTTGATCTGACACTGTTTCCTGCGACGCCTGGTCTGGCCGCGCCATATCTGCATGCCTCTGGCGCGAGTGAACTTACCGTTATGAGCAACGCGGGTGGACGCGGAAACTTGCTGGTAAATTCATTAGGGGTTGGCAGTTCCCTATCCGTTACAGGTAGTACCGGCCTTGTCGGTGGCGCATATGTTGGAAACGGGCAATCGCTCAAACTTTTCCCAACATCCACCAATGCCATTGGGGAATACCTTCAGGCAGCAGATGATACGGAGGCCCCAACGTTGGACATACGAGCCACTGACGGCAGTTGGGCGAACGTTCGATCCTGGAGCTTTATTCCAATTGATAACGTGCAGTTGCCGTCTAAAACGTTGGCAGCGCTCGGCACCGGATCGTTAGATGGAGAAGAGCGGTGGTGCTCTGATTGTACGCTCAACGGAGTTCTTGGTGTTGCTGCAGTCTGGCACGCGACAGCATCCAAGTGGACCGACAGCCAGAACGGAACACTCAGTAATTAATTGGTGAGTGGCGGGAATTGATGGGCGCTTACTATTTTTCTCTCGCCATGAAGCCTATTGTCGTTCGCAATAATTTGTACAAATATCTATCGTTCTGAATTTATTTCTTAGATTTCGTTACAAATGGCGCCTGAGGGTAAAATGCTTATTTTTGAGAACGATTACTATAAACTCTACCATAATAAGCAAGAATCCGAATTTTGTGTCATTACTTTTACGTCCTTTGACGCTCAGGAACGAAATACAAACACCTACTTCCTGCAATCTCCCTCGAAAAAATTAAATCTAAACACATTCGGCATCGTGGCGAAAACAGACTGTTGGTATATGAGGAGTGAGTTTTTAGAAATTTTAGAAATTTTGCGTAAGAATATACCATCAGGACAGAAAAAATTACTTTTTGGATCATCAATGGGTGGGTTTGCTGCGGTAAAGTACTCTAAAATTTTAACCGCCGATTATGTCTTGGCTCTTGCTCCTCAATTTTCTTTGGATAGATCAGAACTTGATTGTGATTCTTTTTATAATCAGTTCTACAAAGAATACATGAGAGGCATGAAGCCGACACTGGACGAGACGTCTGGTAAAATATATATTTTATATGATCCAAGCAAAGACCATGAAGATGAAACAAATTTTCTGAGAATTCAAAATGTAATCCCCACCGTTACAGGCATAAAGATTTTCTATGCGGGGCATCTTGTCATGAATAGCCTCAAAGGAACTGATAATTTCAGAAAAATATTGGATGCCTTGCATGATGAGCACAGCTTGAGGCGTACTTTTCAGTCTATTCGACGTCATAATAAAAGCAACCTTGAGAGGCTGGTCTTGAGCGCGTCTGAACGGCACCCTGGCATGGCTTGCCGTTGTCTTTTTTCACCTAATTCCATTTCATCTGGCGCCTCATATAAGTTGGTTAGCAATAGGGATTTTAGAAAAAGCCTATTTAATCACTTAATAGATAACGGGAATCTTTTTAAGATATTCGACTTTATGTCGAATTTTTACATAAGAAGCTCAAATATATATTTCGATGGAAATGTCAAAAGCGGAGAATTTTTTGTATTCTCTTATTTTGGGGATCAACTCCATTTCAGTCCGGAAACTGGAAGATTTTCTGTAGAAGATCGCAATACTCGGATCTATCCGGTTATCTTTGATAAGAAATATAATGCTCTTTTCTATAGAGATTTATCCGGTAAGGCGAAAATTACGGGCAACATCAAACTCGAGATGGATGATCATTTTTTTGCTGTCAATTTTAACAATCACTACCTATCTGCTCTGCCAAATGGACACATAGCAGATGATAGGAAAGAGGCTTGGCATTGGGAGAAATTTCTTCTCGTGCCTGCGTGAAGACTCTCACGGTTACATAGAACAGTTCGTCATAACCGCCCTCTGAGGCGGTTTTTTTATTGGAGGGGCGGATGCCCGAAATATTAGGCGGGCCCGGTGATTACGTTCTCAGGCCTGAATTTGAGCGCCATCTAGACAAGTTCGACGGGGTTGCAAAGCAGGTCCATGAGCACGGTATTTTGCTTGCTCAGCAAGCGGCTTCCTCACGAGATCAAGCCAATTCGCTCAAGGCGATTCAAACCAAGCTGGACGAACAGGACCGTGTTCGTGGCGAACGTGACCGGGCAATGAAAAATACCATCTGGGCTGCAAACACCTTGGGGCCAAAGGCCCTTGGTATTGCGGGCCTTTGTCTGGGAGCCTTTTACGCCTGGTTGAAAGGACATCTGGGATGAGCGGCCTGAACCTCACGCAACTCAAAAACGAGATCGTTCGGCCAACGCTGGACTACCTTGGGCTGGGCGGAGATGCGGCGGTCAATCTCCTGACTGGAACTGCTCTGGCTGAGAGTGATACGGCGTACCTGCGGCAGATTGGCGGAGGCCCGGCTCTTGGCCTGTGGCAGATGGAGCCTGCGACGCACGACGACTGCTGGACCAACTTTCTACGGTTTCCCGCTCAGTCCCGCTTGGCGACCAAGATGCAACAGATTGCGGGTGTATCTGCTCCGAAAGCAGACGTCATGATCTATCACCTGCGCTATGCCTGCGCAGTAGCTCGTATCCGGTTTTATCGTGTACATGAGCCCCTGCCCGCCGCTGATGATCCCGCAGGGATGAGCCGGTATCACAAGGTGCATTACAACACGCCTCTTGGTGCGGCAAACGCCCTCGGCAACATCCCCGATTTCAAAGCCGCGATTGCAGCTTGACCCGATTTCCCGCTTGGTGCGTGCGCTCAGCGCTGGCTAAGGCGGATCATTTTTCTAGGAAAATCTAATATGGAAACGTTATCGACGCTCCTAAGTGCGCTGCCGGACACGTACGCTCTGTACGCATCCCTGTTTGTCATCGCCTGCAAAGCCGTGACGGTTTTTGTCAAGCCACCGGCCTCCACGTCAAAAGTGGCGTGGCTGTACCAGATCGTGAGCCTGATCGGCCTGAACGTGGGCTGGGCTGCCAATCGCCTGCAGGTCGGAAAGACCGGTGTGATGGTCGCCCGGACAGATGCTGACGAGGCCAAGGCAGCTCTTGCCCAGGCGAATATTCCGCTGGCCTCTCCCAAGCCGACCGATCGCCCTTCCTGACCGAAGGAGGCAGGTCTTCCTGCCAGACCGAATGTCTTTCTCGCCGCCCTTGAGGCGGTTTTTTCATATCTGGAGCACAAAATGCGTCTTCGTAATCGCTTCGCCGTTCTCGGCCTCTCCGCCATTCTTCTTGGCTCTACTGTTGCCTGCACCACGACTGGCAGCACGACCACGTTCAACACAGCCGCCCTCAACAAAGACGCCACGGCCATCGCCTATGCCGTGCAGGTCATCGAGACGATGCCGGGCGTGGTCGATCACCTCTCTGCCGAAGACAAGGCCAAGTTCGACAATCTTGTTTCTCAGATCAAGAGCGTCACCGCCTCGATTGAGGCCAGCTCTGACGGCTCCATCACGGTCAATACGGGCAAAGATTGGGCGAAATCCCTTGGTACGGATCTCAACACGCTGCTGACGATCGCGGCCCCGATTGTGTCTGTCTACTACCCGTCCGCGTCCACCTATCTGAGCACGGTTCAGGCAATGATTCCGCTGGTGGAAGCGCTGGCCGGCGTGACGGCTGCTCCGTACGCCGCTCCTGTGGATAGTCCAGCTCTGCTGCGGGCCCGCATCTATCAGGGCGTCTGACCATATTCCCGACGTCGGGAAAAAAGGGGAGTGGCTTCGGCTGCTCCCCTCTTTTTTGTTTCTGGAGCAAGTGAATGACGCTCAAACTCGGCAAAGGCGCGGTCAAGCGCGACCCGCGCACTTACAAGCTCGGCCCGGTTCTCGCTGTCCGTCTGCCGGACGTTCCTACCAGCAAAGACTGGTCCGCAGGTGTTCCCTATCAGATGTGGGGTAACGACCGGTTCGGTTGTTGTGCGTTCGCGGCCTATGCGGCTCTGACGGCAACGTGGACCAAAGCCGCGCAGGCGCTTGTCTTACTGACGACGACGACGGTTCTGTCAGCCTATGCCGAGGTCACGGGGTTCAATCCACAGACCGGTGGGAACGACAACGGCACGATCCTGCTGGACCAGCTCAATCACTGGCGGCGTGAAGGTCTGCCCCGTCCGGGACAGCCGGGGCGTGATTACCTGACGGCGTTCGGCTCGATTGCTCCGACGGACGTTCAGGGAATCAAGCGGGCGATTGCTTATCTCGGGGGTGTGTTGGCAGGCGTGCAGGTTCCGCGCGGCTTCATGTCGATCGGTCTTGGCGAGACGTGGGATCTTGCAATGCTATCTGGCGCTGATCTGGATCCGGAGGGTGGCCACGCGATTGCACTGACCGGCTACACAGCTGACGGTGTCTTCTTCAACACATGGGGTACGCGGACATTCATGCCCTGGGCGACGTTCACGCAGATTGCAGACGAGGCGTACGGGCTCCTGTCTCGCCAGAACTGGCTGTCGATCCCCGGCACGTCTCCGAACGGCGAGGATTTCGACGCGCTCCTGGCGGAAGTGAGGGCCGCGTGAGGCGGCTCCTTCTTTGCCTTGTTCTCTCTGCCTGCTCGATGGGAACGAACACCCCGACCACAATCAGTGCCGCGATCGCTGGCGTTCAGGCTGATCTGACGACAGTGGGTGTCGTCAGCGTCTCGGATGTGCAGGACTGGTCGGCAGTACAGACGAGCGCGTTCGACGCGAATGTTCGGGCACTTCAGTGTGCGCAGAAGACCGCGGACCCGGTGGTGGCCATGATTGCCGGTCCTGTCACGATGAACCTGACAGGCTCGTTCACGCAGTCCGGATCGTTCTCAGTGTCTGCGTCCGCCTCAAGTCTGACGCCTGTTTTTGGTTTGCAGGCCGATGCGTCCCGCACCCATGCGCAGACGCTCTCTCTGCCGGTTCAGTTCGTGCCGCTATCTGCGCTGCCTGATGCCGAGATGGGCCGCGCGATCGGATACGCGGGCGATCTGATCAAACAGCGGCCAGACGTGACGGATCGGATTGTCGCGGATCGGGACGCGTTGGCTGCGCATGTCCAGCTACTCACGTCCGGGTATGATGGTGGCGGCTGCTCTGGTGGCCTGCATCCATTCATGGGCATGCGCCGTGAATAATTCTGCTGCGAAGTTAGTTCTCTGATATGGCCAACTTGGGGGGGGGAGCAGAATGTCCGGTTTTGGGACCTGAGCCGCGAAAAACAGACCTAGGGAGACAGTCCCCAATCTGCTCAGAACGCAGATTAAAAGTGGCCCACAGAACCGTCAATCAAATCACCAAAAGTCCAAAATCAGAACCAAGACACCTTAATGAACGGTTTTTCGATTCCTCCGCATGGAAAACCAACGGAAGATAATTTCGAACCTATTCAATCTTAAAATAAAAACAAAAAATAATAAAACAATTATATGTAAATAGTTATTGAACAATACCAAGAGCTACTATTATAGTCTTAGATATACGTTATTAGTTCTTAACGATTTCATATTTGATATACTTTAAGTTATTACATTAATATATTTTAAAGTAACACATGGTTGCTCTTTGCAACATATTTCGTTAAGTCTCGTCAACGATAAATTAACGAAAGGGTAAAAGATGTCGTTGATATATGGATACAACAACACCGTCACACAGAGCGGGAGTTACACTCTTGTTCCAGCTGTGCCGGTCCTTGGAGTAATATCGATTGGCGGAGCTAGCGCTGATTTTTCAGGCAAAAACGTCAATGCTTCCGTTAATTTTTCGCCCTCATTAATTTCCCTGGCAAACCCTTGGAGCGTCACCTCAAGCAACAACGCCTTTGTTACCGTTACTGGACTGACAGGTGGCGTTGTTAATGCACTGACCGGAGCGACTTTCACTGCGAATGGAGGTACCATTTCCATGGATAGTGCCTCGACAATATCAGCCCTTTCTGGTTCGACATATAATATATCTTCTGGCGGAAAGCTGATCCTGAATTCAGTGCAGAACCAAGCTGCGATTTCTGCCTTAAGTGGATCCAAAGTCGCTTTCGGAAAAGGTGGTGGTACACTTCTGATTAACCCAGGAAGCAATGTATCCGTCATTTCTTTTCAAAGTATATCAGGATTTGAGAACGCGGGATCAACCATAGAAATTCCTGGCGCAACAAAGGTTGTTTCCGTTTCAAAGAGCGGAAGTAGTACAAATATCGTCACAGATAATGGAAAAACAATCACGGTATCGGGGGATTTTTATGACTATGGAACAAATAATAATTTATTCCAGTCATATCAGGACGGAAATTTATTCATTAGTTCGACCCCATTAAATAACACAAGCCAGAACGGAGTCTTGGTTTGCTTCCTGAGGGATTCGATTATTTCTGTCCCCGATGGAAAAAAGGCCGTGCAGGATATCGTCATGGGTGACGAAGTCCTCTGTTATAAAGACGGGGGGATATATACAGATATTGTCACGTGGGCGGGACATGCGCATTGTACGGTGCGACCGTATCTTCCACTGGATCAGGCGGGCTATCCCGTCCGTATTCTGAAGGACGCGGTATCCGACGGCGTACCGTTCAAGGATATGCTCATCACAGCCGAGCACTGTCTGTTTTTTGATGGAAAATTCGTTCCGGCCCGTATGCTCGTAAATGGTCGTTCGATCTTCTATGACACGTCGATAACCTCTTACGATTACTACCACATCGAAACTGAAGAACATTCAGTTATCATGGCAGATGGTATGCTGACTGAGAGTTATCTTGACACTGGTAATCGTAGTGCGTTTCGGCAGGCTGGAGAGGTCGTGTCTCTGACACCTTCCCGTAATCTGTCCTGGGAGGATGCAGCAGCGTCTTTGACCGTAGACCGTGATCTTGTCGAACCCCTCTTCCGTCAGATTGAGACACGAGCTGTTCACCTCAATTCGCCTCTTATGACTGATACTCTCTCCCTGACGCAGGAGAACGATCTTCACCTTGTCACAGATACCGGTGCAACGCTCCGCCCGATCCGTAAGAATAATGATCGGATTATGTTCATGATTCCGGCTGGTGTTGAAAACGTTCGGATTGTTTCAAATGCAAGCCGTCCGTGTGATGTTGTCGGACCGTTCGTGGATGACCGCCGTATGCTCGGCCTGCTGGTTGGCGACGTCCAGCTTTTCGAGGGAAACGCGACGAAGACCCTGACATCTCATCTGCAGGACATCGATCTGTCCGGATGGAATAATGTCGAGGACGGCATGTCGCGCTGGACAAACGGAAGCGCGCTCTTGCCTCTTGGGACCCGGCCGATTGGAAGTATTGCTCTCATGGCGCTTCAGGTTCACGCTTCGGGGCCATATCTGACCTCAGACACTGAAGCTAACCTACACGCTTTACAGGCTTGACGTGACACTAACCCAGCGTCAACAAAACGCTGGGTTAAGATGCTCCCCTGGAAGGCAGTTTCGGGGTTGAATAATCCATAAAAACAATATCTTAAGGTCCAGAATGACTCGCAACTGGACGGATGGAATAGCCATCGCGCTCATGCATGCCCCAGCACAGACAGCCGACGTGGAGGGCTCGAAGAGTCGTCCACCTAAGTTTCCTGCGTTTCGGTAATCCTGCTTTTAGATTAAGCCGAATTGCGTCCGCTAAGTAGATGCCTATTTCGGAAAAATTATGTCTGTGAAGTAGGCGGAAGCAGTCTTCACCAACTTCGAGCCCGAACGATCTCATCCAATCGCGTCGTATAGCGGGCAGATAACAATGATGCCCTTGGTGCCCATGTGCGACGTAGCCCTGTCGATGATGGCCGTAACGCCTCACTTCCAAACCGCGCGTTGATGGCGTCCATGGCGGCCATTGCTGCGGTGGATGGCTCGGGCGCTCGAGCAGTAAATAAAGCGCCTTGGCCACCTGCTGGCCTAAGATCGGTTAACACAACTCCTGCTTTGAAATATCGATATCCCGGCAACCAAACGGCCTGAGCCAGATTGGTTGCATGTCGGATCAGATCCCGGGTGTCAGCCGTGGGTTCAATGCCTGCACCAACATGTTTGGCGTACCAAGGATCTCCATTGTGCGGGTTAGTCTGCATAAGGATGGAGAGGTGTGCAGCCTCCAGTCGCTCGGCGCGCAACTTCTCCGCAGCCCTGGTGGCGTAGTGCGCCACAGCTTCACGGATTTCAGGCCATTCCGTCAGCAGCCGGCCAAACGTCCTGGTGGATGCGATAGATTTCCGAGTGGCTGAAATCTCGGACAGGGCCAGACACGATTGCCCGCGAAGTTCAGCCTGCACGCGGGCCCCGACGACAGTGAGTAGGCTACGTGTTGTCTTCGGATCGAGGGCCACGAAATCCGCCACGGTTTCAATACCCATGGCCTGCAGCTTTTGTGTGGTCTGTCTTCCAATCCCCCAAACCTCATCAATGCTGGTGACGGCGTACCACTCAGCCCGGATATGCGGATCTGTCAGATCACACAGACCTTCCAGTCTTGCGTGATCCTTTGCTAAGCCATTTGCCAGTTTGGCGATGGTCTTTGTCGGTCCCCACCCAACGCAGGTTGGGATTTTTGCCTGTTTCCACACGGCGTTTCTGATTTCGCGACATAGTTCGTGAAGGTCCCCTGGGAGGCCGGTTAACTCGAGAAACATCTCATCGATCGAATATGGCTCGACGGACGGAACGCGAGACTGAAGAACTTCGTACATGCGCCGCGACATATCGGCGTACAGAGCGTAATTGCTGGAATACCAGACGACCGGCTTTGCTTCGGGGCGCTTTCGGGCGAAATGCCAAGGGTCGCCCATCTTGATGCCAAGCGCCTTTGCCTCCCGCGTGCGGGCAATCGCGCAGCCGTCATTGTTCGAGAGAACCACGACAGGCTTGCGCTTCAGGGCAGGTTCGAACGCGCGCTGGCATGAACAATAGAATGAGTTCCCGTCGATCAGGCCGTAGATGGGCATCAGACGTCCGTGCGAACCAGGCCGGTCGCCACGGCCCAGATCGAAACGTCCGCATCGTCATCCACTTGCACAGGCTGCATTGTGCCTGACGGGCGTAGCCACCAACCGTTAGGACGTTGTGTCAATTCACAGACGCGCAGTTCATCCCCGACGCTGGCAACGACGACGACACCGGCTCGTGGTGCCAGAGCAGAATCTACGACAAGGATATCGCCGTGCCTGATCCCTCGTCCGACCAGGGCATCACCTTCGACGCGGACAGGGTAGCGACTTGGCTGCCGTAGATCCAGAGCCGCCGCCATCAAGTCGATGCTGCTCTCGATATTGTCTGCTGCTGGGGACGCAAAACCCGTCGTCCGCTCGCCTTGATACGCCATGTTCTCCTCCCACTATAACGGAACAAAAAGAGAACAAAGTGAACCGCGTCAAATGAAATCTGAGAGCAAATAATCTTCTTCGGCGATTTCAGGAGGTTACGATTTCAGCTTTCCGCCGCCGAGAGATCACTGCAACCTGATACCCTCGGCGACTACGCTGCATCGCGTGCAGATACACTGAGGCCGCCTGCTGTCATCCCGCAATTAATTATGTCTTTATATTTCTGACGTGTTTGGGAGCGTGAGCTATTGAGGATTGCTCAATGGTTGAACTTGTAAGGGAATGCGGCTGAGCCGCTGACGGGCCCCTGCTTGAATTATAAGAATTTTATTATGGGGGTATCGAAGGGGGTATTTTATTATAAACGATCAGAAATTCCGGTTCATTATCAATCAATTAAATCCTCAAATCGTCCGCCTCTCTCTCCGCCAACATAATCAAAAAAATATCATACAAATCAGTATATTGAGAGTGCGTCGTTTTTCACTCCCATCATCCATCCCACCTTATGGTTTGCGGTTTCCTGCTACGTCGGGCGGCTTCAAACCGCGTCGAAACGATTTGTGTTGGCAGAACGTCGCGTGCTCTGATAGAACGAAACAAGAATGCGCTGAGGAGCCTTTTCGTTTAATATCCCCCCATCCCGACAGAACATCGCATACCCCCTCGTGAACGAGGGCAAACTTCCTCCCCAAGACAGCCCCAATCACCCCGCTCCTCGGCAAGGTGGTTCGACAAGACGACCGATGACCGGCCGTCATGGCTTGAGGAGTACGTGCGGTGCACGACATACAGACGTCTGACCCTCTGGGGCCCTTCATCACCCGGCTTGAGGCCGCGCATATCTATCTGCGATGCCATGTTGCGACGGTCGACCGTTACGTCGCCGAGGGGCTCCTCCCGAAGCACAAGTTTGGCCGGAAGACGCTTTTCCTTCTGGCGGACGTCCTCAAACTGGTGATCCGGGCGGATGTCCCTGATACGGGCTTAGGCGGACCTTCCGGTTCAACGCGTCGTGGCCGCGCCTGTTCCCGGCCGCTTCCAGTGGCCCTGGAGACACTCATTTTCTATGTGATCGCTGTGGCCTTGCTGATACGATTTATCATGCTCCATCATTGACCCGGAGCCGACGGGGGCGTGTCCTGATGCACGCCCCCGTTCGCCTTCACTGAAGTCAGGCGCTCACAAGGCTTGAGCTCTGGCAAAAGCCTGACCCAGACGCGTCGTCAGCACGACAGGATCGCACACCTCATCAATATGAAGGATTTCGACCGGAGCCGTCCCGACATAGCGAAGCAGGCGCTCCTCGATAGCATCACGGAGTGCTTCAGCGTCTTCCGAGATCGATCGCCCGTCACGGGTGACGGTGCCGACCACTTCGAGATAGAGCGTGGGTTTCCCTTGGACATAAAGCCCGAAGTCCGCCCGCGCCTGGACAGCGCACTCTCTGACAGGCGGCTGAACCATCACGCTAACCGTTCGCGGACTGACGCGCTCGATCCGGCGATAGACAGCCAGTTCCACGATGGATTCAATGCGATAGCCTTTGATCCGGACATCCCCCTGCCAGGCTGGCAGTGTCGTATGCCGCTGGGTCACGGCCTGACGGAAGGACTTCCACAGGGGCTTGTCGCGGTTGTAGCGGTCGACCAGAGCGCGACCGCCACCGCAGAACGTGAGCATCTGTTGCGTCGGTGTGACGAGAAGCTCCTTTGACAGAGCGGCATAGCGGTCCAGATCCTCGTCGCGGAAAAGAGTGCGGGAGACCCAGTTTGGGAGGACATTGTTCAGGTGGTCGTTGATCAT